ACGCCCTATGATTCACGGCTCAATCAATGTGGAGTGTGCGGGTGCGCGATCAAGGCGAAGGTCTGGCTTCCGCTGGATGTGGCGCAAGGGGTCAGCCAAGGCTACAAGTTCCCCTCTTGGTGCTGGCTGAATAAACCACTCTCGACGGGGATCGAACCCGTATCGCAGCCTTGAGAGGGCTGTGTCCTAACCATTAGACGACGAGAGCTAATGAAGACCCTCGCCAGTAGATCACCGAAAGCGATCTGGAACAATAATTTTCGAATCCTCCGCTGGTTCCTCCGGAAGCTCTTCCCCCTTCATCTTCGCGATCTCCCGCTGGAGAGCGCGATTGACTTGGTTGGACAGCGTGATCGAGGAATTGATCGCGTTAAGAAGAAGCGTCTGTTGGAAAAACAGTTGCTCCAGTAACGAGTCGCCCTCAGAAAACCCGATCTGCTCGCGGGTCTCTGCCTTCTTCGAAAGATAGTTGGCCACGGCTTTCAAGCTATGGCTGTGGATAGGGGCATCGACGGGTTGTGTAGTTTCTTCGTTCATAGATTCTTCTCCAAAACAATCGCCCACGAGTAGTCGGCGAAGTCTTCCTCGGCCAAGACCTTGGCGCGGATGTTGCCGGTCTTGAGCACGCGCTTCTTGAAGGTCGCCAGCGAGTAGTCCGCCTCCTTGTGGTTGTCGTTGACCGACTGACCCGTGGCCGCGCAGTGGGCCAAGAAGCGTTGCTGGTCGGGAGCAAGGATGAGCAACTTCCCGCCCGGCTTGAGCACGCGGAGCCATTCTTTGACCATCGGGATCTGGTCGGCGTAGGTGAAGTCCTCGATCAAGTGCGAGTTGTAGAGCCAGTCGAGGGTGTCGTTCTTGAGCGGAATTCTTCGCGCATCGCCGCCCAAGTGTTGAGCCGCCGTGCCGACCGCCGTGTAAGGTTGGGGCATGTCGAAGGTGAGAGCGTGAGGCACCAACGGGTCGCCACCGAAGCCGACATCCATGCCATAACCTTGCGTGTAGGGCAGGAACCAAGCGCGGTGTTTGCTGGTCTCGCTGACATCCGGAGGCGTGGCCCCTTCGCGCAGGACGGCGACAGGCTCGGCATCCGGCCCGACCCACCGTGCGACCGTGCCATAGGCATCCTTGTGGAAGATCGCGGCTCCGCGGCACAGGCGCTCGAAATGCCGGCGACTCCCGAAGGCGTGATACCCGATGAGGTCGCCGCCTTGGTAGATGCCGTAGCTGTGGCGGATCAATGGCGTCTTGGCCACATACTCCGGCCCGAGCGTCCCAACCCATTCATCAAAGGCCGCGCCGCGGCGGATGAGACGGCTGAGTTTTTCGTAGCTGCCGGGCAGGGGCAGTTTCTTCGCGTCGTAGATCCCGATGCCGCTGACCATGTCGTGCGGAGGATGGCTGCTGGCCGTGACCAAGGCCGCGGGGCGACCGCGGTTTTCGTAGTCTTGGCACAAGGCGGCATACCAATTCGGGGCGCAGGGCCAGGCATCAGGCTCCAGATAAAGCACCGGCTCACGAAACGCGGTGCACGCTTCATGCCACATGTGCGAGGTGACCTCGGGGTAGCCGTGGGGCGAGCCGAAGACGCGGTCGACTTTGTGATCGACCTTGACGCCTTCCTCCGTCCAGACCACGAGATCGGGCAGGGTGCCGAGGCCGCGGGAATGGCGCAGCCACTTGGCAAAGAAACCTTCATCGCGTTTGCAGACGTGGATAAACGGGATCATTTCGCTACAGGGTATTTCGGGTTGTAAAAGAGAGTCTTACCGTCGCGTTTGACTTCCTCATAGATGAAGGTGTCCTCGGCAAACTGCTCACGGCGTAGGGAATAAGTGAGCGAGGAAAAAAGTTTATCCAACGCAAGCCTACGCTCGTAGCTGTCGTCTTTAGGGAACGCCTCGGTGACGATATTGAGGCGGTAGATTTGACCGCCTACTTCTTTGGTGACTTCGGCTTCGAAGTAACGGCGGTCTTCAATCACCACGGGGGAGGGCACAGGCCACTCCGGAGCAAGGCATCTGACTTCAACGGTGAATTTCATATCACCCAACCCTCCGGTATCTCCACATCCCACCCGCACCCATCCATGGGGTTGCCGTAAATGCGGATGTCGGGAGAGTAGTAGTGTTTGACCTCACCTCCGCCAAGTCGCACGACCCAGACGGTGTTCGTATTGAGTCCGTAGTCCATGAGGAGGATGGCGTCACCTTCTCCATGCGGCGTGTGGACGGACAACGGGGTGCGGAATTCATGGATCATTAGTCCCAGTGCCTCTGCGTTCCGGTGAATTGACCGGACATCATCCGCTCAAGCACGGCTTCCACGTCCCACGGATAGGGGCCGCGGGCATAGCACGTTTGGATTCCGAAATAGTCGCTGAACTTCTCACGGTCCAATCCTGCATCGTTGATCTTCTCATCGAGGTCGGTCCATGTGACGTGCTCGATCGGATCCTCGACCACGGTCATCCCGAGTTGCTTGATGCGGGGGTAGTCGGCGGTCGTCATGCCTCCGCCTTTCCACTACGGCGAGCCGCCTCAAGTTCACGCAAGAACTCTTGATGCTTACGATCCTTGTCCCTGCCGTATGTCCAAAAGAATACGCACGCGAGTAGATACATACCGACCGCGACTTCCCATCCTTGGGTGTCGTTGGTTGCCCACATAAAAACTCCCATCCACACAGGCATGATGAGCGTGTAAGCCAAAGCGAATCCGTCTCTCCAGTTCATGCTAGGAACAGTCCAAAAAGGGGAACCCATAAATTTGAGCACGCCCAGTATCGTGCCGTGCTCTTGTCCTTGGCGGTTGCACAGTTATGACGCGCACGGAAGTTGGCGCGGCGCTTCTTGTTCTTGTGCTGCGTGTAATCTGACATCGAAGAGTCCCCGAAATGGATGACCTTCGCGGTGCCCGGTTTCTTGCCCGGCACGAAGACCGACTTCTTCTTCGCGGCTGGGGTGATGCCGGCCATTTTGCGCGGCTTATACAGCGTTACTTTTTTGCCTTTGTAGGTAGCCATATTAGTTGAGCCAGTATTTGAAGAACATGACCGTGGCGAATGCGGCCCAGCCGAGGAGCAAACCAACCGCCATTTCGCGGGGGTTTAGCATCGCACAAGCTCCTTTACTTCTTGATCGTAGCGGTCGAGGATCGCACCGCACAGGCCACCGGCTTCGTCGTGACTGCCGATGGAGTGCAAGCCGCGAAGAACGCGCACGTCCTCATGGATGTCGCAGTAGCGGTCGTAGAGGTTGATGTAGCGCAGCTTCCATGCGCCGTCGCCGTCACTTTCCGCCGCCGTTAGTTTTCTTCGGGTTCTCTTTTTTGGTAACATAGAGTTTGTGGGCTTTGACGGGGATGTCGGCGAAAGCCGCCAAGGTCTGTTCGAAGTGCTGCAAGGCGGAGAGCAAGGCGTGCGGGTCGGTGTCGTCCGCCGCGTTGCTTTGCAGGGCTGCTTGGGCTTCGGTGATCTCTTGCACGCGCTGGGCCATGTCGGTGCTGCCGGCAAGGTAGGCGGTGTTCCAAGTGATGTTGAAGATACGGCGCACGCCTTCGGGGGTGAGCCGGGGGTCGGTGGAGAGTCCCGGATTTTCGCGGAGATAGATCTCCCAGAGTTTTTCTTTATTCATCAGGTCGAGAGCTTGCGGTTGAGTTTGCGGGCGGTTTTTGCCGCCAAACGCTGCACCAAATAGCAGCAGGTTTCTTCGGCTTTGCGGATGTCTTCGCCGACATGGTCGCGCAGGAAGCTCATGGCGACGTGCACGCACTCGTGCACGAGGGTCATCAAGTTGTCTTGCTCGTCGGACTCGGGCCACGACTCCAGCCAGATAAAGGCGCGGTCTTCGTGGTGCAGGGTCCAGCCTTTGACTCCCGCCAAATCGGCCGGATTGCTGACTTCGCAGTCGGTGTAACGCTTGGCCGCAAGGGCGGCTTTGACCGGGCACCCCCCGACGACGACACGCATCTGCAAGCCGAACGTGCTTTCGGAGACGGTGACTTGGGCCATCGGGGAAGGTTGCACGGTTATTATTAAGGGGCAACTCATCGGATGGTGCGACCGACGGAAGGGTTGCGGGAGACGATGGACATCATGTGTTTGCGGACGACGGCGTTGAGTTCGTCGTAGACGGCGGGATCCAAGCGGCTGAACTTGTGGTGCCGGGTCTGGTTGGCAAAGTCCATGAGGAATTGTTTGCACGCGGCTTTGTTGACGAAGAAGGAGACGCGGGTGCGGAGTCCTTTTGCCAAGAGGACGCGGTCGTTGGTGGGTGTTTCGGGTAAGTTCATACACTTAGAAGCTGTAAGGGTTGAAGGCCGGGCGTGGCAAGGTCGGAGGCGGGGCCATCTTCCGCCCTGGGTGCGGCTGCACCCAGACCAAACTGTAGGCTTGAAACCCCGCGGGTTCCGCACTTGGCGGGGGAGGGGGCACGTTGCCACCCCCCTGCAACTGCGGCGGCACGCAGGCCAGCAAGAGGACCGCGGGGAGCCACGTCGCGAGGCGGTGCAGGAAGTTCCACGCCTTGTCGCGCAGAGACAGGCGAAGTTGCCGGGGTTTGGAGGCCGCACCCCACAGCGCGATGTAGGCAGCGGGATCGAGGCACGGATTGGATGGGTCGAATTCACGGTAGTTCATACTTTTGGTTTCCTTTCTTGGGAGGACCACGCGGGGTTTGAACTTCGAGCCGTCATGCGAAATGACGACCCGAGTGCAAGGGGCCGCGGTGGTCGGTTTGTTCATGTTGGTTATTACGACAGTGTGGGGTTATTATTCGTTCAAACTATTTGCCTCGTCGGCAAAGATTGTCTGCCACCGGATTGAGTCCCCGTGGTAGATGTGCCGCTCTTCGGCGTAGCGCAAGGCGTTGATGTGCTTGTCGTTGTTCGGCCAAGCGTTGCTCGCTCCCCGCTCGACGATCGCCGATCGCGTAATACCAACCTGGGCCTTCCGGCCACAGACTATCGGGATTGTCTTTCTCCTCGGGTGAGACCTCGAAGATCTCGTTGTTGCCAGTAGTGGCGATGTCGAGCAGTTCATCTTCAGTGCCGATGTAAAGATCGACGCCTCCAATGTGGTTGTTCTTTCCTAACAGGTGCAGTGTTTGTGTGTTCATAGTTCTTGGTTCCTTTCTACTTGGTTCATGGTTAAGAGGCCAGCACTAGCCTATCGCATCCTCCTCCGCTTCTTCGGCCGTCTCGAACGGTCCGACCGCTTCGGAATCTGGGGCGCAACCGGGGGAGCAGGTCCACCAGTAATACCCGGCCAGCTTCTTCGCGGCCTCTTCGGTCGCCGGTTCCACTTCGGCCTGATCGTAGTCGCCGGTCAGGGCTTCTTTGACCGCCGCATCGAGGAGGTCGGCTTGCCAAGATCCCGGTTCGCCTTCGAGGAATTCCTGAGAGTCCACGTAGAAAATCTCCACGTTCTTCAGCTTCGCCTCCCGGTGTTTGACCTTCCACTCCTCGAAGATGTCCTCGGCTTTGTCGCGATACCATTCGTTCACCTGTTGCTCGATCCAGTAATAGATCGCGGCCATGCCGTTGTTCTCGCGAGGGTTATTACCAACCCCGGCGTCTTCGTAGGCTTGCTCAAGCTCGCTGCCGTGGAGATACCAAGCATCGTTGATCTCCTTGGTATAGATCGGCACCGAACCGTCGATGATCTCGTGGATCGCCCCGGAATAGTTCAGATCGTTTTGTAGATCCGGAACAGAGTCGGGTTCGTTGTCGTCGAGATAACTCTCCAGTTCGTTCTTCACGTCCTCGATCGCGGACTCAAGCCGCTCTTCAAGGGTGTCGTCGATTTCGATGGTCTTCTTGCTCATGGTAGTGTGTTTCCTTTCTTGGTTACGGGGTTATTACAATAGGTTGAGTTGATAGCCGTCTTGCGGCACGGTCTTCACGGTTGCGCGATGCACCACATGCCGAGCGGTGTGTAGCTCGGACGCTTCGTGATCGCGGAAGAGTTCGAGTAGTGAGGCCAACGCTTCATGCAGCCGTGGAGCCGCGGCCAGCAGATCGGCCTCTTGATGCACCCGCAACCCCGCATCGCGGAGCCGCAGGTAACGGCGGTCGTTCTCCCCGAGCCGCACGAGATACTCGTCAGCATACGCCGTGGCGGCAAAGCCGACCAACGAGACAAGCTGCGGGGTCAATGGTTCATGGTTCATGGTTCATGGTTCAATCCGTTGGAGGTTGCTTTTGCCGTTTGCAACCTCCAAAGGTTGCTTTTAATACCAGCCTTCCGCGGCATAGAATGGGTGGTAGTTGTTGGACGTCTCGCGAAGCTCGATCACTTTCGCCTTCAACTTTTTAAGGATACGCATCACTTGTTCATCTTTGTTTTCCGGGTAATCAAATACCCGTTGGCGCATCCTCCTTAGTCGGATTTCGTAAGTCTGAAGTTTCGTGAGTTTCGTTTTCATAGGTTCAATAATAAGAGGCCAGTAGTTCAGGGTTCAGATGTTTCAGCCGCGAAATGGTTGCAGGCTTTCCGGAGTTCGGCCGCGAAGTCGATGTCGGAGCAACTCGCGTAATGCAGGAGGTTGCAGAGCAAATCGCAAAGCGCGTCTTCGTCGTCGGTGTTGGTCTCTTTGGCGAACCGATCGACAACCCGGATCGCGAGATTGGCGCGATAAGTGTTGTCGCCTCGGGGATCTTTGTAATAACCGCCGTGTTCCGGGATCACGACGACCGACTTGATGACTTCCGGCAGAAGCTCCTCGGCTTCGCGGACAAGCTCGATCGCATCATCTATCGGGTCCGGGTGGTCTTCGTCGGGCTCGGCATCGAACAACGCAACCGCGCCTTCGATGGTGATCTTCAGTTCTTCGAGGATGGGTGTTTTGTTTTTCATGGTGGTGTTCAGTGTTAAGAGGCCAGCAATGCGGGGTTATTACGCACGGGTTCACTGAAATCGGGTTGGTCAGAGTCAAAAACATCCCAAGCCGCAATCCAAAGAAGCCGGTGCCAGTTCTGCTCGTCATCGGCGAGTTCTTCGTCGTCCCATGCGCCATACTCGGCCAACTCACGCCGGATGGAGTCGGGAGTCGGGCCGTTGGGGAAGTTGTCACGCTCGGCTTGGTCGCGCACGGCGTCCACCCAAGCAGCGACGGCTTCGTCGTTGCGTCCCGACTGGGCGATGTCGAGGATCGCTTCGCCGGGGATGCGGAATTCAAGGCCGTTGCCAGAGGCCCAGTAGAGTTTATTAGGTTCGATGTTTTTCATGTGTCTGTTTCCTTTCCTGGTTGAGGTTATTCCAATTCTTTCATCGGCATGGGCGTGAACCACACGTCCACTTCGATGCCGATGCGGAGCGGGCCGGGGATGGAGGCCAACTCCCGCAGGCTGAAGTAGCCGTATTCTTTCTCGAAGCCTTGCACCAAGCCGAAGCACTCATCGGTGGAGGGATCCCATTCGCTGATGAACCATGTCCACGAGCCGCAGGGGTCGAAGAGTTTGACCTTGGCGGTCGGTGACTCGGTGCCGGTCGGCGGGACACCGCGCAACTCGCACGCTTTCCGCATGAGTTCGAGCTTCTTCGGGCCAAAGGTGATGCCGGCTTGGTCGATGTGTTTATCGAGGGTTTCGTTGTCGGGTATGGTATTCATGTGTATTTCCTTTCTTGGTTACGGGGTTATTACTCGGAGTCTTTGCTTGTCGGAATTCCGACAAGGGCTTCGGACTTCTTTGGTGTGTAGGGCGTGCCGCACGAGGGACACTCGTCGTCGTGCTGGCTGTCGCCTTCGGTTTGCCACTCAACCTCGCAGTCGAAGCAGTGGTAGACGTTGAGGTAGGAGACGGGGCTGTGTGCTTTTTGGGCTTTGGCGATGGCTTCGCAGGCGATTGTTTTCACGGCGTCGAGGGCATACCATGTCTTTTTCCCGGTCTCTCGTCGCTCAATGACCCCAGCCTCGCCGATAGCGGCTATCTGTTTAAGAGCAGCCAGCAATTCGGGGGCGGCAGCTATAAGATGCGCGTTTGCTAACGCTTCGGGATGCCCTGACTCAATCCCAGAATCGTGAGTGCCAAGGTATTCTTTGATGGCTTCAAGATTCCAAGGGCCGGGTGTGTGGTGGCTTGTCGGAATTCCGACAATTTTGGCGATGGCTATCTTGAGTTCCTTGATGGTCAGCTTCACGCCTTCCACGTCCAACGTGACAAACGGATCGTTGGCTCTCTCGACTTCCAACGCACCCTGCAAATCAAGCAGGGCGCACTTGGCGGCGTTGAGAAGTTCTTGGTTGATTGTCTTTTTCATTGTTCGCTCTTCCTTTCGTTGTTGAGTTTCGGATGCTGTTGCACCCACTTGAGTTCCTTGTGCGCCCTGCTCATCTCAAGCAGGGTTCCTAACTTGCGCCACGCCTTGCGAGCATGGTCGTGGGCGATGCCATATTGGCAATCGTCCAAAGCGTGCGCTGCACGCTCCATCTCCGCATCAGCAGCATCAAAGTGCTCCACGATGCACGCTTCATGTTGCATGATGCGGTAGTCCAGCCACGGGATCATCTTGCCGCCCGTGTCGATCGGCTTGAGTAGGAATCGGCTCATGGTGCTTGTCGAAATTCCGACTACTCGATGCCGGGCATCGTGCGCTGGCTGGCCGGAACCCAGTCGCCCATGCCTTGCAAGCTCTCGGCTTCGGCATCCGCCGAACGCAGTGCTTTCCACTCGGCTTCGTCGAGGAGATCGTCGTCGAGGTTCTGCTGCGTCATGCCGACATCTTCGGAGCGTGCGGCCAAGCCGTCGTAACTACCGCTCGGGACGGGGTAGGTGCGGTAACAGGAGGAGCCGCTCTTGCCGGAGGAATAGACCGAGAACTCGGAGCGGCGTGCTTCCCACGCTTCGTCGGCCAAGCTGCGGCCGAGGCTGCGCTGGCTGTGCTTGGCTTCGTGTCGGGTGACTTCGCCATGCTGCCATTTGGTGATCGAGTCGGGTTCGCCATGGCCCGCGGCAAACTCCATCCACGTCCACGGCTCGATGGCGAAGGCTTCGACACCTTTGCAGCCCCACGCATCGGCGATGGCTTCGATGATCGAGGGCTTGGTGCCGAAGATCCAACGGCCTTTCTTGGTGATGCCAGCGTAGAGCGAGGCCATGGCATCGACGGCAACGATGAGCCGCCCGCGGGGCGACAGGGCCAGAAAGGCCGCGTAGCCGGTGATGTGTTTCATCGCCGCTTGCTGCGCCTCGCGGTCGCCCGCATGGTCAACCAAGGCGTAGAGCAAGTGCTGCGAGTCGCACGTCGCCTTGCGGTGCTCCTTGGTTTGCTTGCCGTGCCAGGTGACGACGCCGTTGTGCGCCAACGTCCAGCCTTTGTGCCTGAACGGGTGCGTGTTGGCGAGGTTCACGGCACATGTTGCAGTGCGACCATGGACGATGGTCGGCTTGTTGCGGTGGTAGTAACCGGTCTGCTCGCTGCGGTGCGCGGCGGTGAAGGCGGCGTAGCCACGACCGGACAGGTCGTAGAGGGAGGGCAGGGTGTCGAGGGATCGGAAGTCCGATGGCTCGACAAATCTGCCGTGAAGCCCGCTCGGGCCGGACTGGGCGAAACCGAAGCCGCAGCGTTCGGTCTTGCTGATGGCTTCGCACGCCGCGATGAGGGCGCGGTCGGCGGAGTTGCGTGAGAGCGGGGAGTCTTTGCCCGCGGTCCATCCTGCTAATTTACACATGATTTATTTTTCCTTTCGTTTGGTTGTTGGTTTTCTTGTCGGAATTGCGACAAGGGTTATTGGTCGGTGGCTTGGGTGGCGGGTTGGGCGAGGGGAGCGAGTCCGCCACGGCGGTAGCCGGGCAAACGGGTGTCGCTGGCCTCGAACTGCTGCACGAACTCGGCGCACTTGGCCGCGCCGAAGCGGTCGATGCTGCCGCGCTGGTTGCCGATGGTGCGGGCCTTGGCTTTCAGCGTGTTGAGCAAGGCACGCAACGTGCCGGGCTGGTGCAAGGCGGCCCACCGATAGAACGATTCCCACGCTTCGACGGCGGTCTCGTTATTGATGGGCGTGGCGCAGTCTCGCTCGGCGTTGTCTTCGCTCCAGAAGGCGATGGCTTGCATGAGCGAGGCGCGGAAACGCCAGTCGCTCGGCTTGCGGCTCGTGCCCCATAGACGCATCTCGACGGTGCCGGTGCGGCCGAAGGTGTTTGCGCTGATGGCCGCAAACTTGACGCTCTGCGCGTCGACCCATGACCCGGTCGCCCCGATCGGGCACCAACGCGAGTGTCGGCGGGTGAGCGGTGCAAGGTAACGAGTCCACGACAGATGATACCGCAGGGCGTAATAGACGGCGCGGCCGATGGCCTCGTCGCGCTTGCAGTTGAGGTGGATGTGCCCGCCATTGCGCTCGATGGAGCCGAGGCGATGAACCAAGTTGCACGCAACCTCGGGGATGTTGGCGAAGATGCGGAACCTGATCTCATGCTGGCCGCCGCCGTCGCGGCCGACATCCCAGTAAGCGGCTTTGTATTGGCGGACAAGGATGGTCGAGACACACTGATCGTCGACGCGCTTGAAGGAACGCAGGCTCGTGGCCTCAAGCTCGCCGCTGCACTCATAGAGCGGCAGCTTGTCCCAGTAAGACGGCTCGACTTTCTTCGGCGTGTGATCGCGGAGTATGTCGCGCTCCCATTTTTTGAAGTAAGGCCCAAGATTTTTGTCGAGTTGCCGTGCGTTGGCCCTGGACAGCCAATCCAACCCGAACTCATCGACGACTCGGGTGATGAGCGTGTCGAGGGTGATGCCGTCCTCGCGGAAGAGCTTGCGGAAGAACTTGCGCTTGCGGACATAGCGCAAGGCAATCTCAGCCATGAGCCGCCGCGACCGCTGGCGAACCTCGCTCTGCGCGAGTTCATACTTGCCGCGAACCCGCTGATACGCCTTGCGGATGACCACTTTTTCGTCCCCTTCCAACAGCCCCCAGTTCGGGGCCATGTCGGGAGAAAAAGGATGCTCGCGATCCCCCTGGATATTCCATTGACGGCGGAGATACCAATAGGCATACCGCCCGTGATCCGAAAGTGGCATCGGCTTCGACGCGACCTCGGTGAGTGTGAGTGTGGAGTTATTATCCATGTTTGTTTCTTTCTTCTTTGGTTGTTTTGTTTTGCTTGACGCAATTCCGACAATTTTGCCGGAGGCGATTGGACAAGCCTTCCGCCCCCTCGCAGGGAAGGGGCGGTGTGGCTTGCACAGTTACAGGGTTATTACTTGTCTTCGAACTGCGCGGCGTAGGTCTTGGGATTGATCCACCCATCCACCGGGACTTCGAGCGGATGATTCCACGCGAGGCGCAAATCCCCGTTGCGGGTGGACGTGTTCACCTTGGTCACTCCACGATCGCGGAACACGGCGAACCCTCGCCGCTGGCCAACGCCGTTGATGCGCTCGCGGGTGATCACCGTGTCCCACCCGGCCAGCGTGATCTCGATCTCGCCATTGTCCGCATGGCGCACGATCGGGTTGCCATGCAACCAAATCGTCGTGCCATCGGTGCGCGTGTTGCCGCACTTGCGGGGTCGCCGATTGCAAAACGCATCAGCTATCTCTCTCGTTACTTTTCTCATGCTGTCTCTCTTTCTAATTGTCGGAATTCCGACAAGGTTACAGGGTTAATACTTTCAATCACAAAGCCAGCAGCAACGCGCCGGCCAAGAGCAACCCCAAGACGAAGAAAATCTCGCCAAGGGTGTTGATAAGTTGCGCGACCGCCCGGCCGCGCTCAGTTTGAACTCGATGTTTTCTCATGGGTTACAGGGTTATTACCCAAGTTTCGCCACCGAGGGAAGCAAATCCGCAAATGGTGTGAACATGTGCGGACGCTGCGCCGCCCGGTAATCCTGGCCGCCGATCAAATCGACAGCCGCCGCGCAACGCTCTTCCATTGACGGCCGCCGCGGATGCTTCTCCGCGTAACGCTCAAGCCGATAGTCTGTTTTTCTGGCACTCACCAGCATCATGTGGATGGTCTTTTTCATTTTGTCTTTGTTTGGTTCCTTCACGGAATTCCGTGAAGCCTTGCCATAATGGGCAAGCCACACGCGCACAACCGCTGTCGGTTGTGGCGTGTCGTTTGCTCACTTGGTTAGAACTCCGTTTCAAGAACGGCGCGGATTTCTTCCGGTGAACGCCGCTCGCGCAAGGCTTGGCACACGTTCTCGTTCTCCAATGCCAGCGCGGGTTCTATTAACAACTCACCGCAAAGGGCGAGGAATTGCATCTTACTCATGGTTCTTGCTTCATGGTTCATGCTGCACGTTGCGTGCGACACGCTTGTCGGTTCAATGGACAAGGCACAACACACGCGCAAGCGGATGGAACGCTTGCGGTGTGCTGGTGCTTTGCTCACTTAACGCAATTGCGTGAAGCGATTACTTGCTGGCTTTTTGTGCGAGCAAGTAGACGCGGCGAGCAACGGCGACAAGATCCTTGCCGCTGTAGCGTTTGCGTAGCGCGGCGAATTCCGCTTGTGCCTTGGCTTGCACTTTCGCGGACTCCGCGGCCTTGGCCTTGCTCGCCTTGCGGCGTCGCAAACCGAACGCGAGCATTTCACGGGAGATGGCCTGTTGTTTCCATCCGTTAGCTTCCAGCGCGGCTTCGATTGCTTCAACTTTGATAGCCCCGGCATTGTCTTTGATGAAGCCGCGCAACTCTTCACGCATGGCTTTTGCTCCTTGCTCTGCCGCGTTAATGGCGAGGAGTGTTGACGCAATTGCGTCTTCTATTCCTCCGGCGATTGCTTTGGGTGTTTCGCTCACTCCGTAAGAGAATGAGATTGTCACGTTGCTCTGTTTCTTTTTCATGTTGTCTTTTTTCTTTTTTGTTAGGTTCACCGGAAGCTGTGATGCGCTCGCATCAACTTTTCCGGCTCATTAGTAAGTGACCAGCGCTGCAATTTACTCTGTTAAATGGTGCGGGATTGTGCGATTATTAAGGATGCCCAGACCGCCCCTTCCTATTGATTGGCAAGCTGTCCGCGCTCTTTACTTAGGAGGCGCAAACCCGAACGCTATTGCAAAGCGTTTTGCAATAAGCATAAACACTTTAAGATCAAGAGCTTGCAGAGAAAAATGGAACGTCATAAGAGACGGAGGAAAAGAATCGAAAGCGCGACAGATAGAGAAAACAGCAGAGATAGCGCGTGACATTTGGGCTGAACGTAGGGAAGCCATCCGGGAAAATATCCACACAATCGGCAGCAAAATGACAAGCTATGCCGCGCAACTTCCTGAGGATCAATTACTTGCAAAGGCTGACAAAATAAAGATTGCCGCAGAGATTGCGGGAAAAATCGTAGGACTCGATAGAATGGAGGATCGAAATGTTATCAACATTGCACTGTTAGGTGCAATCGACTCCCCGACAGAGACTTATGACGATTTTCGGGTGCATGATGAATTGCCACAATGCGGCACAATTTCACTCAATAACAGAGTAGGGCACAGAGATTGCGAAGCCGTGGACACCACCACCCACCCCACCACGGTAGATCCCACTGACCCGATTTCGCCCTGAAATCTATCATTATCATGGGCGATAAATTTTTTGGATCAGTTTGGAATTATTAACTTCATCGGTTTGACAGGCTCGCAGATTCACTAAATAATAACCGCGCAGGAAAGGTTGGATCCTCGGCTAGTCTCATAAGCTGGCCTTCCGAGTTCGATTCTCGGTCCTGCTAATGGACACCGACAGGGCAGACAAGACCTGGTTAAAGCTCTGTCCTGTTGGTGCTCCGCCTACAAATGACGGGGGTCGAGCAGTGGAAAGATAAACCACGAACGCTCGTTTACCGGCGATCCCGGACACCGTCCCACCTTTACCATGAAAGCCCTCCTTGAATTCGAACTGCCGGTAGACTCAGAGGCTCACCATGACGCGCTTCACGGTTCAGAGTGGCGGATGGCTTTGGTCGAGATCAGCGAGTATCTCCGGGGAGAGGTGAAGCACGGCAATTATACCGCCGAGGAGTTCGCGGTGTTCGATAAAGTCCGGGAGGTCATCTACAAGACCCTCGAAGACCGGGGTCTCAACCTCTACGTATGAGGGTCATGGATTCAGCCAATGTCGTGTTTCAGGCATTCTTGGGTTTTAGATCGCCCGATCGCGACACCATGTCGCGAGAATTGTCGCGATACCTGTTTGGGACGCGAATCTGGGAGTCTGACCTTCTGGCCACTGCTAATAACGACAATACTTTATCTTATTACCGCGGCAGGTTGGTGGCGTGAGGGTAATACAGGACTTGCGATAGCTTTCGCAGGGTATGCCGCAGCCAACCTTAGGTTCTTGTATATCATACTTTTCGGCCAGCCTTAGTCCAAGGCCGACGGCTAAATAGGGCGAATCTGCCCGAATTACGCCCCGAAGGGGCGGGGTTGGACCCAGTTCCCTACCAGTTCCCATAGGCAGTTCCCACCCCTTAAAGCCCGATGGATAAAGGGTTTACAGCCGAAAGGGAACTGGGGGTCAGACACATATCTTTTTTATAATAAAGAAAGTATATATGGGTGGTAAACCCGCCCCCGCCCGGCGGCACGTCCCCCGCGTCCCCCACGGGGTGCTCCCCCCGACCCCTGACCCCCCCAGTTCCCCCTCATCGGTTAAGTCCCTCTAAATCAACACTTTAAGGGTGGGAACTTGGGGGTGGGGTTTCCTTTTTGGTGGGGTTGGTCATTCTGACCCCCCTCCGTGAACCATGAACCGTGTATCGTTTTCCTCTGTAAGTCTGCTACACGCTTCATGCGACAAGGTGCAAACGGTCGTGCGGAGTAGAAAGTGCTCCGTAGTTCAAGCCACGTTTGAGTTAATACCTAATTCGGTATGCGCCGGACGGTTTGCACTTAAATAAGACCTACTCTGTTCGGGCCGTCTTTTAGCCTTCTCGGACGGTTTGCGCTTAAATAAACCGGACCGGAAGTCCGGATCGATGTCCTGATCGCGAAGTCGGTTTCGTGATCTGCCCGAAATCTGTTTCGGGAACCTAGAACCACCGAACCACGGTTCCTGCTTCATGGAACATGGTGCGTGCTGCATGGAACGACTCGGCCCAACGTGTCGAAGCCGTAGACATGTTTTCGGGACGTGTATACGAATCCTCGATTTTTGGACATATCACCTCGGTAATACCTGCCTGGATGATGGCGGCGGCGCATTGGGCGCACGGCTGGAAGGGGTAGACCACGATCGAGTAACCGTGGAGCGGCTCACGGGCAGCGAGGATCGCGTTAAGCTCTGCGTGGACCGTGTAGAGGAGTTTCTGGTCTCGGTCGGCCAGACGGGCCGGATCGTCGGAAACGCCCCTGGGGAGGCCGTTGAAGCCCACGCTGGCCACCGAGCGGTCCGGTCGGATAATAACCGCGCCGACTTGGGAGGAGGGGTCACGTGACCAGGAGGCGACGTGTGCGGCAAGGTTAATAAACCGCAACGACCATTTAGGGTTCATAGGTTAATAACCGCGACGACCCTCGGGCACGCACAAAGGACATAGTTTTTAAGCTGTTTGTGTCAGAAAGGGTCGTCTGACACCTCGGCCTCCGGCTCGATCTCCGGCTTGGTGATCCGCCACTTGTGCACCTTGTCCTTGCCGAAGCGTCTCTTGAGAAGCGCGACATTGGCATCCCCGCGGGTGGCCAGTTGCGCGAGGCGTTGGGCCAAGAGCCGCACCGGCCATTCGCGAGTCAGGGAGGCATTGTCGAAGACATCATTGAACGACTGGTGCAGATCGACCGTCGTGCCTTCCCACGGCTCATCGAATCCGCGGCGTTCCCACCAAGCGTTGAGGGTGTCGCGCAGTTCGGCGTGGCGACCCGAGGCGTCGATCTTGTCGCGGACTTCCGAGGCGATGACTCCGCGGACGAAGAAGCGGTTGGTCCGGTCGAGGTATTTCTCGGGGATGTCCCAGTTCTTGATCCAAGCAAGGAGGTAGGGGAGTTCGGTCTCCACGTCCTTGAGGTCTTCGATCGTCGGGCCTTCCTCGTAAGTCTTGAGGGCCAAGGCGATGATCTTGTCCTCGTTTGAGATGTCGAGAGCTGGGACGGCTTTGATGGAGACCGCGTCGTCGTTGGCCGCGATGACCACCCGGCCCCGCCATTCGACCATGATCGGGGTGAGATACTTCTCGTGATATTTGTGCTTCCCGTGGGCGACCAGCTTCTTCACGTAGGAGGCGTAGCGTTGCAGCGCGGACTCGGATTCCGCGGCACGGGAATCGTCGATGATGGCCAGCGGGCTTTGGAATAGGTCGGCATTGAAGCCATTACCTTCGCCCGAGACGACCGAGGAGAGATCCGCGTAGCCGCCCATGGCTGGGTAGAGAAGTTTTTCGATCAGGAAAGTTTTATAGCAGTGCACCGGGCCGACCAAGATCATCGCCTGACCCATGCACAGTTTACCGGCTTCGGCGGATTCGTAGAACCGTTTGAGCCAAGCGAGGAAGACTTCCTTGTAGTCCGGATCGACGAAAACATTGTCGAGGATCATCGCGTAGCGTGGGAAACCCTCGCCCCAAGCCCCGGCAACGTCTGCCGCTTTAGTGATGCGGACATTCTTGCTCGTGTTGAGGAATTTCTTGCCGCCGTCGAACCACAGTTCGTGCGGGTTGTAGAGACTCGGGCCTGCCCCGTCCACGCGGCGGTGTTCACGGATGAAAGCTTTGGCCTTATCCATCGGCGACATGGCAGCACCCTTGGGGGCGCGGTCGCTGAACCCGCGGCATTTGAGTTCGCTGGAGAGCATCGCGACCATCTCGTATCTCCAGATGCCGTCATCCCCCTTCATAAAAAACGTCTTCCCGTCGTAGTAGATGTCATCAAACCGTCCACTCTTATCGGCTTTGGTGGATGACTTGGGCGTCTCCGGCGATTCGTTATTCCCGTTTTCGGTGGTTGCGGCATCCTTTGTGCTGCTATCTGGCGAATCCTGACAGTTCTCGGCAAGGGGGGTGACGTTTTGTCCCCCTCCTTCCAAAACCCTCGAAATCGAGGGGTTTAGAATTCCCGCCTCCGGGTTGAAGTAGATGAGTCGTTGTGCCTTGCCCGTGTCCTTGCGGATGCAGCCGGGGATGCGGGTGAGCCGCACCGCAGACATCGCGGCGGGGTCCGCGCCGAGCGGGACGAGGAGGTCGGCGATTTCCGAGGCTTTCTCCAGATACTCGGCGCGGTCTTTGGCTGAGACGCGGACGAGCGCGTGGGCCGACTTCGAGCCTGAGGTGGTCACCGAGACGATCGGGAGGTAGTTGGTAAGATTCGGGTTGAGATGTTTAGACAGCACCCGCAGCCAGAGTTCCAGATCGACCGAGTCTGATTCGATGAGCGTGTATTCATAGGCGACCAAGTTTTCCTCGGCGCGTCGGGTTTTCTTGTTCAACCGCTCGACGAATTTCATCGGTCCCTCGATCGGGTTTACCATGATCCATGCTCCCTCCGTATTATCCGCCAGCGTGCGGTCCACGCGGAGGTCTTCCATCTTTTGCGACCAGACCAGTTGACCTTGTGATTCCTGCTTGGTGAATATGGCGTTGGCATACTTACCATAAAGGCGACGGAGAAACTCCGAGGGCGTGATGTCGGTCGGAGGAATCGGAGAGGTCGCGGTGAAATCCTCGATTGAGAGCGGACCTTCCGCAGTCAGGGAGAGCAGAGACTTTTCATCTTTCTCCCGCTTGAGCGAGACCTTCGGGCGCGGCTCGATAAGTCCTTCCGCCTCGGCGCGGACATTGGCCAGCGTTTCGGCGATCTCCCGCGGCTGCGGGGCACGTTGCAGGTAGCGCGTGATCCACTGTTCGATGAAGGGGTCATCATAGGTGTTAGCTACCAGCGCGTGCACCGCGCCAAACATCCAAGCGTGGCATCCTTGGCCGGAGGCGGGGCAGGGGTTCAGTCCGAGTTCTTCAGGTGTGGGATTCATACAAAGGTGATGGGGTTATTACTATTTACGATAAAATTTTGACACAATGGATTCTGCTCCGAGGGGGAGGTCTTGGCACCAGTCCGGGGCGGTCGACATGATCTGTTCGACCTCTTGGCGCTTGGCTTCGGCGTCGGCTTCATTGACCAGTAGCACGACTTCGTCATGCACGCGCATGAGGATTTCATAACCAGCATCTTCCAGTGCCGTGCAGCGGTCCATAAACACATCACGCGCAAACGCTTGCGTGCAATTCTCGGCCAATAAGCCGCCGTAAAGTTTCACGTCCATCATCTTGCCGTTACGTGGCATCGAGGCCACGATCTCGCCGCGACCGAGGCGGCGCACGTTGCGGTAAACGAGTTCACGCCCAGAGGGCAGGGGAACGATCAACTCACGATCATTCGGGTCCGTCGAGACTTTCAGCGCCCGGTCGAGCTTGGCCCAGAGAGCGATGATTTTTGGGGAAGATGCGCGGTAGGACTGCACAATTTCTTCCGCTTCTTGCAAAGTTATGTCGAGTCCCGCCAGCATCTTGGCGACGAGGCAGAACTTCGAGGGGCCGCAGCCGTAGCCGAGACCAAGAACACGGGCCTTGGCGAGGAAGCGCATCTTCGGGTCCACATCCTTGAGCGGACGCGGATCGGTGTAACCCATCGTCGCCCTGGCGTGGGCTTCGTAGATGTCGATGCCGCTGGCGATTAGTTTGAGCAGATCAAAATCTTTGGCGAGGTAGGGGAGGCAGCGTGCTTCGATTTGAGCCAAGTCGCAAATGATGAGTGTCTTACCATCCGGTGCCTCGATGAGATTGCGGATGTCCACGCCGGCCACTTCGCCCTTCGGGATGTTCTGAGCGTTCCAGCCGCCACCTCCGGAGTCTCGTCCCGTCGTAGCGCCAAAAAACTTTAACTCGTAAGGCATCCGACCATCCGGTCGCGTGCGAGCGATCATTGTTTGCACCGTCTTGAGGTGTTTGTTGGCTTTGCGATAGTCGCGCACCGCACGCACCCACGGGAACTTGTCGGCGAACTCGGCTTCCCATGCCGCTCCTTCGGGATCCTTCTCCGCGAAAGACTTCGGCTTGCGGATACCTTCCTTGTCACATTGATCCCGAATCGCCTGCAAGGAAAGCGGAGGGTATTCACCACCGATCCACGGAAGGAGAGCCTCGGTCCGGCGCTTCTCCTCGATGAGCTTGGCTTCCGCAGCGCGGAGCTTCTCCAGATTCACCGGCACCCCGCGCATCCCCATCTCGCGAGTCATCGCCGAGAGTCTCCATTCACGCTGCGGCATCCGGTGTCCGTGCTCCTGCCAGAGCAGAAACGTCGCCTTGGTGTCATAGAGCGCGTAGCGGGCGACTTCCTTTTTGAAGTCGTTGGTCATGTAAGGGGATTTAGGCATATTTCTTTCCTAGTCTATATCCAATTTTAGCATCGCCAGCGCAGCCATCTCTACGGCGCACCGCCACTTGTTTTCCCACCCCTTAATCTGCTCCCGTGCCGCGTTTAGCTCTTTGCGTAACTCGTTAGCACACATGCGAGCATGGCACAAATCCCCGACATATGAGACCTTCAGTCTGTCCTTGTCTGCGTAAACATAGGTTCCGCAATGGTAATACCAACGCCGCGATGGTTGCCACTCATTTGACTTACCTCCGATGTTGCAATTAGGACATTTCTCAGGTGCGTTCATTTCGCGGCCTCCTCTCTGGCAATGTCGCTAATCTCCATGAGCAAACCGCGATGATCGGACACTTTGAGATAACCCTCCGTGGCTAAAGTGCAGATACTCCGCAACGCCTCCCGCGCCTCGTCGCGCTCGCGGATAAGCCTGTCAATCGAGTTTAGTTCTGTGAGACTTCGCGCCTCGTCGCGCTCGCGTTCGAGACGCTCACACGTCTCCCGCAGCACAAACGACCACTGCCCGTTGCTGGCGATGACCGCCGCCGCCGTCTCTGGCGTGGGTCTGTCGCTCATTTCGCGGCCTCCTCACCTAAAATTTTTGCGATGTCCTTTATTGCAGCATAAAAATCGCTGATTGCTTCCAAAGCTCCCGGCTTGCCATCAACCTCGTCGTAATCCTCAGCATACGCCTCTGCAAAACGGCGCAGTTCGTGGCCCGCTGAATACAAGTTTCGGGCAAGCTCCCGCGCCTCGTCGCGCTCGCGGATCAACGCCTCGCAGCCATCGCACACCGCATCGATCACCTCGCTAGTTTGTTTTGGGCACGGCATCTGCTGGTTCCAATCCTCGCCACGCCGCCATTTGTTAAACTCCCGCAAGCTAGCGATAGCTGCTAGTTCGTTCATTTTACCCCCTTCCATTTGGTTTTTTTTTTCTGCGGCCGGATGTAGGCGGTGATCTGTGCTTTGGCGCGTTGGGCGTCTTCGATCGCCCAGTTGATGCGTTCGATGCACTCGCTGAGTTCTCCGGAGATCCAGAGGTCTTGGGCGAAGCCCAGACTGGTTTTACCTGTGGTGATGTTCAGATAGGCGTGTTCGATAGGTGGGATTTTTCGTTTCATCGTCTGACAAAGGATTGCCCGGCCAGCCAAGTGGCGCGGAGGTGTTCGTGACTGCCGTCGGCTTTCCAAAGGAAGGCTTCGCGGCGGTGGGTCTTAGGGTCGGTTTCGAAGGTCACATAGCCTTCGTTTTCGGCTCCGAAGTTTTGCGGCGTGAGCCAGCCGCTTACGGCTTCGAAAAGTTTACAGAGTTGCGGGTTCATTCCATCTTAGTCCTTTCATGTTGGTTCGGGTGGTTTTCGACATTTCAATGCCGAGCAATTCTTTGGCGGCTTCTTTGAGTGAGCGCGGGTAGCCGAGGTAACTAGCCAAGTCGGCGGTGTCATAGACCGCCCGAGGTTGCACTCGTGGCACGATCTCGCTCTCGACCAACGCCTCGTAGAGGGTTAGGTCGAAGGCGGCGTTGTGCATGATCCAGTCGAGCCCGTCGCAGTCTTGCCACGGAGCGTCTTTCGGTGCACCGACGAAGCACATGCCGTCATCGAAATACATCGCGACCATGTAGATGTCGGTGGCGCGGGCGTAGTGCCATGCGCCCATGGTGGTCACCGAGGTATCGGTGTCGTAGTAGCTCTCGAAATCGATGGCGACGGCTTGGTTCATAGTTCGTAGATTTGCGCGGGGAGATGTTCCTCCAGCCAGAGGATCTCGGTGAGCATGTTGCCGGCCAGCAGGCAGAGTTCCTCGATGAGGTCTTCTTGCCCGGAGATGTCGTCGATCAACTGCCCGAGGGTCGTGAACGAGTCACGAGGCCCGAAGCTGATGCGCCCGATTGTGAAGTCGTCGTTCATAATACTTTTGTCTTCTTTTCTTGCTGAATTTTGCTTTGACCCCCGCCGGTGTTGTCCGGTGCCACTTTCCGCAGAACAGGCAGAAGTAAACGTCCTGCCCCGGAAACTTGGCTTCCGCTTCGCTTGGATAAGCTCGCTTGGTTAAACAACCGGCGATGTAGTCGTGCGGCATGACTCATTCCTCCTCTGCCTCCTCCGGATCGCAGCGGCAGTCTTCGCCGAAGCGGTCGCACTCACGGCACCAGTATTCACCCGGATCGGAGCGGCGGCTCCAGTAGTCATCGGCGTCGGCCATGAGCGTATGGCCCTCGTCGTAATCCTGATCGGGATCGCTGGGCATGGTTACTTTATCCTCCACACGCGGATGCGCGGTCTTTTGCGTTGGTCTTTCACGATGCGTGTGGCGAACTGCCACCCGAGCCGTTTGCCTGTCGTGTAGGCACAAGAGCGCAGGCCGTTGAATTTGCTTTGGTCGGTCGCCGGATAGAGAAACGACTCCCCGGCCTTCAACTCCAGGCACAAGAAGCTCATGGGATTCAGGTAGCGTTCTTGCTTGCCCGGTCTTTTGGCCGTGAGCGGCACGTCGTCGTCGATTGTGATGGTGTAGGTGCGTTTCATTTCGACTGTTTTTCCTGCATGGCAAGCCAAGCCCCGAAGCCGATAAGTCCGAGCCACGAGAAGACGAGACCGATAAAAGGCATCACTTCCATTGCCCCCGGTGGCAGAGCAGGCCGATGACGCCGTAGTTGGCGATGTCGAGCCAAGTGTCCTCGACCTTCTCGTGTTCAGGTGATTTGTCGTTCCACACGAGCGTCTTGAGGCGCTCGATCTTGTCGTTCATGCGAACGACGATGCCTTTTTCTCCGAAGGCGGAGATGTTGCCGCTTCCGTAGTCGCGTTGCTTGGTGTCGAGGAGAACAGCAGCCCGGCAGAATTCTTGGAACGCCTTGCGTCCCATCGCGGTGGTGAGGCCGAGAGCATCGGCGGTTTTTTCGATGAGTGCCTCGGCATCGTAGAGGTCGAGTGGATTGTATGTATTTATTACAGTATTCATAGAGAGTGGTTGGGGCGATGAAGTCCCCGGAGGAGGAAGAAAGGCCGGCACACGCCGGGCGGACACCCACAGTCCACGTAAGACCTCCTCCGGGGGTAATTCATCAGTAGGTTTTCTTGCGTTGCCAGACTTCGACGCGCCCGAGGTAGCCGCTGAAAGCGGTCTCTTTTCCGGCGCTCTCTGCATCCGCCAACAAGCGGCGCAGCATTCCTTGTTCGCGCACACTGCTGCTGTAAGGGCCGGCCAGCGGCACGAACCCGTCACAGTGCAGTTCGGTTTCCTTGCGAAGGGGAAGAGTCTTATAGTCCGGCATTACAATACGGCTTTGATTTCTTCCTGAGTGTCGTCGTCCACGAGCCCGGCGCTACGCAGGGTCGGTTGCCACCACGAGTTCTTCTGGTCTTTCACCAAAACCGAGCCGAGTTGCCAGAACCCGCCGATCAATCCGGTCGCGGCCAAGTGCCCGCGCAACGCGCTCGCCATAGTGACGGCTACCGCGGAGAACGACGTGCTGCTCGCCGTGTAGATCACACGGGCATACTTGTGTTCGCCGAACGTGTAGAAGAAAAGCGCCTCGGCATCGGCACTCAAGCCACTGTGCGCTTGAATGAAGAACTCGATGTGCGCGATTTCGGCAAAGTTGCCCTCACCGCGGCGACGGCTGACGATGCCTCCATTCTCCCGCACCTCGGCAGCGGTGTTGAACACCCGCGTCGGCACCGAGTCACGAAGCTCGTAGGGCACATTCTCTTGATATTGCTTCGCCATTCGCGCTCCGATCACGACGACCGGCTCGCCCTTCTCGCGATTGTCCTTCGAGAGGTCGCTAATCTGATGTTCCTTTTGTATCACCCAGCAACCTGGGACGAACGAGTTGGAGAGGTCGCCGGACTTGTTGACCAAGCTCAAGCGAGGCAGGCGGAGATCTTGGGTGGTCCACTCACCGACCAGACCTTTTTCTGGATCAGCGATGGTCGGCATGGCCAGGGTGGTTTCCGCTTTCACGACGATTTCTTGTGTCGGTGTTTCTTCTTTTACAGCGTCTTCGAATGTTACTTTTCCCATATTATTTGTTTAGGTTATTACTTTTGTCTCTTGAGGTAGTGATAAGTCCCTTCGGACTTGGCCGCATTGGCATCCACCAAGGCGTCACGAAGTTGGTCTTTGGTTTTCGCCATCTCGCCTCGTTGGGCCGTGCGGGCGATGACTTTTTCCAGATCACCGATTTTTACTTCGGCGCAGGCGGCAAAGGCTTCCGGCGAGATCCGGCCCTTCACTACGTCCCATGCGGCCTGGGCGTCGGTGATCTTGAACGGCAGCTTGCGCTCGGCCAGTTCCCATCCCGGAATCTCGATGCCCTCGTTAAGCCGCATCTCCAACGCACGGGCGTCTACCTTCTCGGCCCAAGATTTCATGATCGGCGCGGCTTTCTTGGCTAGCGCCATCATATTCGGATCGGTGATGTTGGCTGGGTCGTATTGCGCCGGTAGTGCCAATTCGTCGGCCTTGTATTGCGTGGCGATGGTGAGTGCCAAACTGGAGAGTTTCGGGCAACTGGCCTGCCGTCCGCACCAAGCGCAGTGTGCTCCGGTCAAATAAGTCGAGGGGTCATCCCGCCTCGCGGCTGCGATGATGGCGGTGGTTTGCGCGGAGAGACGTTCGTAGTCTTTTTCCCGAGACCACGTCTCTTGGTCAATGACCCCCCGAAAGGGTAATAAAACATGCACGGTTATTAATTCAATGTCCCGATGAGCATCCCACAATCCGACGGCATACGCCCAGAATTGAGGAGAGTCCGCGACGTATTCGCCCCATGCAAACTTGTAGTCGATCAACTCCGCCGACGCCCCATGCAGGATGATGTGGTCGATGTGTCCGAATTGGTCTTGGATTTGATACCGCTGCTCCCGAAGCTCCCGATGCGGACCGAGGCGTTTTCTTAATGCTGCCAGATACTTCAGACACATACCCGCCGCCTCGCGCAGCTTTGGATCGTCCGGCGGGATCACGTCGAGATTTTCTTTCTCCACGGCGAGGTGACCGAGAGTCCCCCGGTCGGCGGCGCTTTTGTCGCGGGTTTGATCGTTGCGGAATCCTGGGCATTTGGCTTTCTCCTTGAGTGATGAGGGGCTGTGCTCGCTGTGAGCTTTCTCCTCGGGTTGTGGGGTTATTACCTTGGTCACGGGTATTGAGACATCACCCCATTGACTTACGTTCAAACTTTTTTCTCCCGCGTTGAGAATTTTTACATTGTCCCGTTTTTCCGCCGTGAGTTTGAGGGCGGCTTGCTCGATCGTCCCCCCGGCGTAGAGCCTTATCGCCAACGCCCGAGACTTCGCACCCACGCGAGAGATTCGTCCAACAGCTTGCTCCTCGACAGTGCCAGAGAACTGGGGACAAAGCAGTGCAACTCGTGGAAAACGTCCGTCAAGATCGTGAAGGTCGATACTTTGTCCTCCCGCGGCGATTTGCACGATGACGATGCGGAGATCGTTGCTCTGGAAGCGGGCTTGGATGCCTCGGCGTTTTTCCGCCGGCACGCGCCCGTCGAGCACGCAGTCTTCCTCGAAGTGGATTCGCGCTGCGTCGATCGACTCATGGAAGTTGAGAAAGAGCACGACGGAGCCTCCCGCCTCGATGATTTCTTTGGCTCTCTCGACGAGGTAGGGGACTTTGACTTTTTCAATAGCTTGGCGCTGGCGGAGGTTTTTGACGCCGCCCGGATCTTTAGGATCTGACATTTCTTCATAAAGTTCTTTGATCGCAGTGCGGTCCTTCGGGTTCAGCCACAGCGGTTCATCCTCGGTCATAAGCTCCGGCAACTGCTCCCGCAGCACCTCCTCGGTCACGCGGTATCCGCGGTTCGCGAATACCGAATGGTGCAGCCGATCCATCGCCGCCTTGTTCTGCGGCAGATGCGGGTTCCATTCGAGGCCACCCCATCGGGATTCCTCGGCCCCCATCTCGCGCACCCACTTCCAGAAATATCCACCCGAGAACAACCGCAGATTCACCCCGATCGCCTTCATGCGGAGAGGGGATTCCGCTGCCGTCGCCGAGAGCATCAGCACGTAGTGCTCCGCCGCTGCCTCCAGCATCTTGCCGTTCTGCGAATTGTAAGCGCCATACATATGCGCTTCGTCGAAGATCATCAGACACCGCTCGGGAAGATTCCACGCAAACTTTGCGGAGTTTGCCCGTTTATTCCCGCCGGGTAATCTCTTCAGCCAATCGGTGTTCCCTGCCCGCAGCTTCTCGGGATTCAGCACAAAGAGCGGCTCGACTCGAAAAGCCCGCAGCGTGCTTTCCCATTTCGAAACGACACTTTTCGGACATATAACGCACGTTTTTAGCGAAAATCGTGCAGCTACCGCGCTGGCGATCACCGTCTTGCCGCCACCGCAACCCGTGCCATCAAGACTCGCGCCTACGGAATCGAGGATTTTCAGATGCCGCTCCACGGCGTCTTTTTGATATTGAAAAAGTTTGAACGCTTTGGTTATCATTTATGTCTAATTGAGCGTATGAAAATTATTAACTCACTTCTCGTAACTCTATTCCTCACGGCGGGCGCAGCCTTGGCCGGTGATCGCAACGGGTCGTTTTACATTATCGACCTCTCCAAACCCAACGGCATCACGTATGTCCAGCGTCAGGGCAACTACTTCTACTACAACTCCGATCAACTAAACGCGGTGCAGGAACGTCCGGAACGTCGTAAGAAGAGCGCGGCAAGTCAGGCGTTGGATCGTCAACTGCTTGGAGATCTTGCGCCGTGACGTAATCCGACCGGCGGACCAGTTCCAGCCAATCAGCGGCGAGCATCGTGACCAACCACGGCTCGCCGTTTTTCTTGTGCGCGACGACTGGGGTCTTTTCCCCGCAATCGGCGATCGCCTGTTTGACCGCGTTGAGGACGTTGAGATTCTGAACGCCCTTCACTTCGAAATGGAACGAAGGCAGTTCAGGACAAACCACGTCGGCATTCCCCGCAGCACCGCAATACTGTTGCCCCCGAAATGCCTTGAGAAATCCGGCCTCGCGGAGTTGATCCCGCCAAAGCCTTTCGACGCGCTTGCCCTTCTGTCGAGAGTTCATGGCAGCGCACTACCCAACCGGCCTTGCGCCCAGCGCACGATTTCATCCTCGGCGTAAACGATCTTCTTCTCACCCAGTCGCACGTAGGGGAGTCCCTGCTTCCGCCAATAGGTCAGGCAGTTGCGATTGAGAGGTTTTCCGAAGATCTCACTCAGACGGGCGATCGCTTCGCCAGCACCGTAGACCGCTTTGCGTGGTTGCGCCGGTTCAGCGATTTCCAACCGCACCCGTCCTTCCGAAATCGGTGTCGCCTTAAACGAGGCGCACTCGATTGTCATCGTAGTCATGGTTATGGGGTTATTATCCTAACCCAAAGTATTTACGCAACGCAGCACGGATCACGCTGCTCATCGAGCGTCCCGAACCTTCAGACTCTTTCTTCAAGCGGTCTTCCAGTTCGGGATCGCTGGCGAATGAGCGTATCAACTTCGGGTTGCGAAGATTAGTCAGTTTCTCCGTTAAGAGTTCCTCGGAATTCATCTTGATCCCTACCATACAACTCCAACCCATCCATAACAAATAACTCGCAAAGTTTTTCTGGCGGGAGGTTGCAATAGTGAGCTGCTTCCAGCAGTTTTTTTTGGGTCACGTCGTTGAGTGTGAGGTGCATGGGCTTGTTCATATGGGTGTTGTCTGTGTGGTTATGGTGTTATGTTAGTATGATCTGGAGGGGTAAAAAAAGCCGCGGGGGGTTGAACCCCGCGGGAGCGTGCTACTCTTTACGCAACTTGGCGACCACGCGGGCCAACGCAGCTTGGGTTTCGCGATCGATCTCTTCCTCTGGGCGCGATGTTCTGTCGTCCGACAGTTTGGCTCTCAAAACGGCCGCGACCTTTTGCAGTTCGCCATTGGGGTCGTGCTTGGCGAGATACGACTCCGTTGCCTCGCGCAAGATCGCCGACATGTTCGAGTCTTTGGCCGCGGCCAGAATATCGAGAGCCTTGTGAGTAGTGACGCTCTCGACATAAGAGACCCGTTTGGTTCCTTCTTTCAGTTTGTTTGGCATGTGTGTCCTTTCTTTCTTTGGTTATGGTGTTGTATGGGTTCTGAAATCGTAGCGTCTACCAAGTTATTAACTGCGTCAAATTGTTATTTTCCGCATATTTACGAACATATAGTGGATTTATATTAAACCACTCCTCGGCTGCACGTTTGCTCACCAGCGTCACATAGTGGGCGTTGAGCATTTTGATCGACGTGCCCCCCACGTAAGCCGTCACGCCGGGATTCTCGTGCAAGGCCAAGTGGTAGCTCAAAAACGAGTGCCGCAAGATGTTCTGCTTCCATGCAAGCCCCACCTGGGCCAGCCGTGACTTGTCCCGCGAGATCGCAGCGATTTTCCGGTGGCTGATGAGATGCCCCTTCTCCGGCATCTCGGCAATATCGAGCCAATCGCGCAGACAAACCGGCATGTGCAAATTGCGCGGCAGCGTCTTTTTCGCGATCACCCGGTCGATCTTGGCCGTCTGCTCCTCGCTGTCGAAATGCGCGCTTGTCATGCGCGCAAACTCCGCCCGCCGCGACCCGCCGAAAGCCATCGTCGCCACGTAGGGGATCTCGTGCGGTCGCAGCAGGATGAAAAGCCGGGCCAATTCCTCCGGTGTAAACACGGGGTAATTCATCTTCGGCAGCGACGGCAGCGTTACCGCCTCCGTCACCGTGTCGTAATCCCGCGGCAGATACCGCCGCTTCTTCGCGAAGTTTTCCAACGACCGGTAAAAATTCAGCAACTTCCGTTTCGTGTAAGGTGAGAACGACGACTCCAGCAACTTCATCTCGATCTCCTTCGCCGTGATTGAAGGCAGCGTCTTCGGGCCGAACCACGCTTTCAGCACCTTCGACTGCGTCGTCACCGTGTGTGTGTAAACCTTCGACAAGTTCTTTTGCGTCAGCACCGCTTTGTATTCCTCGCACACCTCGTTGAGAGTTTTCTTAGGTCCGCCGACCACATGGAACTTGCGGAAAAAATCACACACCTCGTGCAGCTTGTGCGGATACACGCTCCGCTCGCACTCGCGCAGATACACCAAATGCTGCGTATCCACCGTGGTTCGCTCACCGTCGGCCCGCGACAAATGACGCACCTTTTCCTTCGCCATCTCGATGGCTTCCGCCTTGTTCGACCGCGCCTTGCGGAAAAAGCGGTCACCGACCTTCCAGTTGACGCGGTAACCCGTGTAGCGTCCATTACGAAACGGCGTCACGCGCACCCGCGAGCCGTCCAAGCTCACTTCCACGCAATCCTTCGTCTCCAAGATTTTAATTTCGCTCATGTATTTTGTGACAGAATTGTGCCAAAAGCGTTCAAAATTTATCATAACCGTGCATAAAAGTAATACACCTAAAAGCCATAAGTCCTTGATTTACAGAGAAATACCGAAACAAAAAAATCTGAAAATCACCCCACGTTCAAGGAATTCGAACGAATGTGTCATAATTTGTAAGTCTCTTTTGGAGAGGGTTTTGGGGGTTATCAGATTTGGAGTGTGCCGTGGTTTGGCGAGGGTTGTGGCACAAAGAGGAGGAAGATGGGTGTTTTGATCCTTGGTCCGGGGCAGCAGGCTCCGGCCGGTTACTTCCCTCGCTACGGCGCGTGGTGGGCTCCGCACACGGCGGATTGGGCGATCGAGTTGTATTGCTTCCGCGGGCTTCAGACGCAGGGGATGGAGGTGCTTTCCCGCGAGCAGCACTTCAAGAACGCGGCGCAGATGTTTTTCCACAAGAAGTCGGAGAACTTCATTTGGCACCCTTGGGCGATGGATATGCTTTACGAGTGCTGCCATCACAAGTTCGTCGGCTTTGCGGGGTGCGGCTCCTCCGGTAAATCGGAGTTTATGGCGATCTGGGCGCTTTTGAATTGGTTGGCCGCGCCGTTTCACACGCTTTCGCTGGTGACGAGCACCTCGATCCGCGATGCGAAGAAGCGGGTGTGGGGCGCGGTGCAGCGGTATTGGCCGTGCATCAAGTCCGTGGCTCCGGGCAAGTTGGCGGACACGCCGACGCCGGCGATTTACGTGATTCGCAACGGCGAGCGGATGGAGCAGGCGGGGGTGTATCTGATTCCGGCGGAGGCGAAGAAGACGGCGGAGGTGACGGGCAAGATGCGCGGCATGAAGGCGCATCGGGTGATCGTGGCGGCGGATGAGTTGAGTGAGCTAGGCCACGCTTTTCTCGACACGGCGCTTTCGAACTTGTCGAACAACCCGGAGCTTCGCATCTGTGCAGCGGCAAATCCGGTGAGCTACTACGATCCGTTTGGCCGGTTTGCCGAGCCGAAGGACGGGTGGGGGAGCATCACGGTCAACGACGAGCGGTGGGAGACGAAGATCGGCGGGGTTTGTTTGCACCTCGATGCGCTCAAGAACCCGAACTATCTGGCCGGAGAGAACAAGTGGCCGATCCAGAAATGGGAAAAAATCGACGAGGCCCGCGAGCGGTTGGGTGAGGACAATCCGATCTTCTGGCGTGACTATCGGGGATTCTGGCCTCCGCAGGCGGTCAGTAAGGCGATCTACTCCGAGGCCGAGATCGTCCGGTTCCAGGCCGATCAAAAGCCCGTTTGGAAGGGCCGAGTCGAGCGGGTAGCCGGACTCGACCCTTCCTTTGTGAGCGGCGGAGACAGATGTGTGCTTTATCTCGGGAGCTTTGGCCAGAATAAAGACGGAGCCGATCAGGTTTCGTTCGATGAGTTCCACTTCCTCGACGAGGAGGCGAGCAACCCCGAGCCGAGGACGTTCCAGATCGCACGGAAGATTCAAGACATCATCGTGAAGGCGGGCGTTCCGTGGCGAAATGTCGGTGTCGACGTGACGGGCGGCGGGGTGCCGTTCTGCGATGCGCTGGCGACGGTGTGTGGCTCGAATGAATTTCAGCGCGTCCACTTCGGCGGAGCCCCGTCGAGCCGATCGCTCTCGGCTTACGATTCCACGCCGGCCGACGAGAAATATGTCAACAAGGTCACCGAGCTTTGGTTCGGGGCCAAAGAGTTCTTGGCGAGCGGACAGCTTCGCGGGATCGGTCCGGATCTGGCGCGGGAGATGACCGGCCGGAACTACGACACAAGGAAGTCCGGTTCGATGAAGGTCGTGGTGGAATCGAAGACCGACATGAAGGCCAGGATCGGTCGGTCGCCGGACGTGGCCGATGCCGCCTTTGTCATGTTGGATGTCGTCCGCGAGCGGTTCGGGATGCGGCCTCCGCAAGAAGGCGGCAGCAATCGACGTGGTGGATTGACCCGTTGGAAGCAGACCATGACGACCGGCAAGTTTGCTCCGCGGCGCGCGCCCAGTTTGTTGACGAACGCCTAGTGCGCTATAATAACCCCACATGCCTAGCTACTTTTCAGATGGCAACGAACCCAAGCTGACCGATTCTGCGGATCGTTTGCTCCACAAGTTTGCCTCGTTGGCCCGCCAATGGGCCGGCGCTTCATCGTCCTATGAGCCGACGCCGAACGATTCGCGTCAGCGTGTCCTAAACAAAGCCGTTCAATCCTTACTCGTCAAAGCCAATGCCTAATTTCTTCCCAGAAGGTAATACACCACTGCCCACAGATTCCGAGGAGCGTTCGCTACTCAAAGCCGTTTCGCTTCTTGAGACCATAGCTTCCGGTGGCGGGGGCGGAGGTGGGGGTGGCAGTCACAGCGGAAGCACTTTTTACGAAATTAAGTCCGCCAATTTCACCGCAGAGATCGGCAAGAACTACGCAGTGGATACATCATCAGGCGTTGTTTCCGTTACTCTTCCAACCAATCCGCAGACCGGAGAGGTTATTGGATTCGCCGATGCCAAAGGCACCTGGGCGACGAATGCCATCACTATTATTCGCAACGGTAAGAACATCGAAGGCTCGGAGATCAACTTTTCAAACAACGCCTCTGGAACATTTTTTGTTGTTCTCTTCATCGACAACACGACCGGATGGCGCGTCCTCACTAGCGGCACCAAGCCACTTAACCTCACGCCTCCAACAGTCAGCGGAACCTACGAGTTTACTTCGACCAATGGAACGTGGACCGGAAGCCCGACATCTTACTCTTACCAATGGCAACTCTCGACCAATGGCACATCGGGGTGGGCCAATATCTCTGGGGCGACCTCATCGACCTACACAGGACTTGAAGCCGACGAAGGTAAATATGTTCGCATCGGTGTTATTGCGACCAACTCTAACGGTCCGAGCACCGTGGTTTATTCCGCCGCGAGCAGCGCGATTGACATTCCTGATTTTCCAACGAGTGGGCTTTTGGCCTTCTGGAAGCTGAACGACAACGGCAGTGGTGGGTTGGATTTGACGGACGCAAGCGGCAACAATAGAACGCTGACAAATACAAATGCGGTATCTCTCGGAACTGGGAGAATTGGTGGCGCTGCTGAATGGCCGACCCCGAAAACTGCGAGGCGTATTTTGACCATAAGCAATGCCGCCTTTGCCTTGGCTACTAACAACTTTACAATTTCGTGTTGGTTTAAGCCATCTTCTTTTAGTAATGACGATTTCAAAACGCTTTTTACATACGGGAATTCCCCTCGGATTCTCCCGATCTTCAAACCTACTGGATACTTTGAGTTAATTTTAGACGGCTCAGTATTGACCACCAACGCGACAGTCACTTTTGGCCAGTGGAACTTCTTATGTATAACAAGAAATAGCGGAAGCCTTGTTGCTCGCCTAAACACTACTGATGTTATTACAACATCATATAACGAGTCGTTAGGGCCACAAATTTCTTTTGGTGTAGCGAACGATGTCAGCAACTCCAATTTTTTATATGAAGGACAAATAGACGCTTTTGGAGTGTGGAATCGCGTCCTCGCCGCAGAAGAAATTACTCAACTTTACAACAGCGGCAACGGAGTGGAGCCGTAATCATTATGGACTTAACAGCGATCAATTCAGCTATCGATGCGGCTTACGCTGACGCTCTCGTCAACGGTGGTCAAATGACTTTACCTCAAACAATCGCACAAAACGTCACACTTAGAATAGACTCCTATGTTGCTCCCGGCGGTTCAGGGTTTCGAGTAGTTGCGTGTGTCGTAGTCCCTGAAGCCAACTACACGGCAGTTCGCGTGAAGAACCACGGCCCTGATACCGACAGCGAACGCGAGTGGCCGAGCGAAGGCATCGAAGCCGCCGCCCAAGCCCACGTTGCGCGGTGCATTGAAGCGGGAGCCGACTTTGTGAACCGAAGCGGCTTTGACGCCGACCGCAAAGTGATTCTCTTGAATAAACTGCTCAAAGCCAAACAGGACGGCACGGTTGCCGATTTTCCGAAACTGACCGCGCTCTATGTGTGGATGGAAACGGTTCAGGCAATGGCCGTGAGCGGGCAGACCTTTTTCCCCAAGGCACCGCACACTTTCGAAGAAGTCATCAAGGAATAATAACCGCACACGCGCTATAGTAAGCGCATCATGTCGTATCGAGTCACGGTTGAAGAACTTCGCAAAGGCGCACCGCCCTTGCGGATGATTTCGCTCACGGGTGCGGATTGGCTTCAGGCGATCGACGCGGTGACCGAAGTGCTCTCCCGCGAGGACGGCTACTTCAACCAGGACGAGGAAGACAACACGGCCACTGAGCCGGATGATGAATTACTTTCATAGCGGGGATCTGGGAGATGTAATTTATGCCCTGCCCGCGATCAGGGCGCTGGGTAAAGGGGATCTATATCTGAACTCCCGTCCGTGGACCGCGAAGATGACGCCCGAGCGGGCCAACGTGCTTCGTCCGCTCCTCGAAGCCCAAGACTACATCGGCAAGGTGATTCACGGAGATGCGCCGAAGTCCGAATACGTAGTCAACTTCTCCACGTTCCGGAATGGCGGGCTGCTCTACGGCGTTAGCCTCATGGAGCTTCAGAGTGATTGGGTCAATGCCAATGCGGAGCCGGAGCCTTGGTTGAAGGTCGCGCCGTCGGCCAAATCCCGTGGCCGCATCGTTTGTCATCGCAGCCCGCGATATCACAATCCTTACTTCCGCTGGGACGAGATCGGCGAGAAGTTTGGCACACAGCTTCTTTTTGTCGGTCTGCCGCACGAGGTCGAAGAACTGCGGCGGGTCAGCAAGGTTCACGCGGAGTATGCGATCACCCATGACTACCTCGAACTCGCCCGGCTGATTGCAGGGGCGGATCTTTTTATCGGCAACCAATCATCCCCGATGGGCTTGGCGATTGGCCTCGGGGTGCCGTTTATCCAAGAGACATGCCTCTGGACGCCGGACTGTCTGTATCCGCGCAAGAATGGTTTCTATTGCTACGACGGCGGAATCCCGAGCCTGGATATCCCTGAGTTTATCCCGCCGCCGGATGTCGACCGGAATGTCCTGCCGCCGGGCGGATGGCAAGTGATCTCCCGTCGCACGGGGGAGCGCGTCACCTTCAAGAGTCACCGGCTCGCGACCAAGCACCTCAAGGGTTACGACCGCTACCTCAACGACGAATCCGCCGCCCAAGAGGTCGATCGGCAGAATGCGGTGCGCGTTCCACATCTGGTCCGGCGCGACTCCACGTTCCAAATCTTCGGAAAGGTTAAGCCGCTCGTGGAGGCGGTCTCTAAATGAACGACGCCTGTAAAACCGGAGACATCTCCGAGTCGATCTTCGCCACGCAAGCTCTCCGTCGGGGCTGGTGGGTTTACACGTCCAATGGTCATGCGCGGCCGGCGGATGCGATCGTGGTCCGACCGCCGATGCGTCCGGTTTCTATCCAGATCAAGACCGCCTCGATCTATGCCGATCGTGACAATACTTATGGTGTGATGGTCTGCCGGGGGAGAGGTCCGGTCAAAGTGTCCTACCTTAAAGGTGACTTCGATATCTTGGCCGCGTGGTTACCGGACGTGGAGAAGTTTGTCTTCTGGCGATTTGACGAGATCGCCGAGCGGAAGAAAATTAACTATTCGCCGCGGCTGCATCGTCAGCCGGACAACTGGGATTTGTTGGAGACCCCATTTGAAGATATAATAACCCCACAACCATGCTGCTAGTCCTTCCTGTCTCCAAGGCCGACCTGAAGCTCGCCACCGCTCTGGCTGGCCATCTGGAGCTATTGGGCGGTCTGTCGCGCCACAAGCTCTTGGTCGTCGGAACCCTCCAGACCAAGGACGAAGCCGCCGCCTTGAAAGAGAGACTGGCCCCGCTCTTTGCCTCGGCTGACCTCTTTGTTCCGGATTCCGAGTGCGAACTCGGCTGGCCCCAGAGTGCCAACCATCTCTGGGCGCGGACCGTCCGCCACCTCCAACACAGCGGGAACAAGGACATCTGGTATTGGTTCGAAGCCGACAACACCCCGATCCGGGAAGATTGGCTCGACGCCATCGAGACCGAATACAATCAGGCTCAGAAGCCTTACCTCGGGGCGGTGCAGCCGACGCGGATGCTCGATCGCAAGTCGGGCGAGTTCGTCAAAGTCGATGGCGAGCATGTCATCGGCACTTGTGTTTATCCGGCCGATTTCCACGGCCGCTCGCTCCTTTGGAGCTATGTCCGTCTCGATGACGGCCCGAATGTCGAACCCTTCGACGTGTATCTCCGCCATGAGATGCGCCCGAACACGGCTGTATCACAGTTGATACACAACAACTGGCGCACCAAGAATTACGAGATCGGCCCGAGAGGCGAGATTTACTGCGATCCGATCGACGACCTCTCGGTCTACGGACCCGTGCCGGCCGATGCCGCCGTCGTTCACGGCTGCAAAGACGGCTCCCTTATAGAAGCCCTGCAAAAATGACCAATTCCGAACTAGCACCCCTCGAAATCCTCGGCCTCGACGAAAATGGAAAGGCTCCGAAGATGCGCGTCGACAACGTCAATTCGGCGCGGTCGATCTACAAAGCGATCAAAGACAGCGACCAAGGATCCTCCAAGAACCGCGCCCTGGTCGATGCCATGTTCAACGGCGCACCTCCGTTCAACCAGCAGGATTTGATCGAGATGGGCCAAGGCGAGCGGACGAACCTCGACTTCGGTGAAGCGGCCGCACTTAAGGAGCAAGCCCTGGCCGGATACTACGACCTGACGAGTTCGGTCGATGTCATGGCGCGGATCACGATCGACTACGGCTCCCCCGAGCAGAAGGTCGAATGGGAGCGGGTCTTGGCCGAAGAATTTCACCGCACGCTCAAAGAGTGGCAGGAGTTTGAGTTCAACCATCAGATGTTGGCCGACCAGTTCGTCTCGCACGGTGTCGGCATCTGTTACTTCGAGGATGAAGTCGATTGGCGCTGGCGGGTGGCTGGGCTTTCCGAGTTCCGGATTCCACGGGGAACACGCGCCTCGGAGTGGGAGATCGAGGTGGCGACGGTCGACCGCGAGTATCAAGCCCACCAGTTATACAAATTTATCGAAGACCCGGAAGTGGCGAAAGATCTCGGGTGGAACGTGAAGATGGTGAAGCAGGCGCTTATCCGGGCCTGTCGAGACTCCAGCTTCCAAGAGGCCGGTGAGTGGGAAAAACTCGAAGTCGAACTCAAGAACAACGACCTCCTTTACGGCAACAGCCGCGGCAAGAAAGTGCATGTCGTGCACATGTGGGTCCGCGAGTTCGACGGCAAGGTCTCGCATCTGATTTTCCTCAAGGATCCGATCGGCTCGGACGAGAACGCCAAGGGGGAAGATTTTCTTTTCAAGCGGGCCAACCGCTTTGCCGCCCCGACCAACTGCTTTGTTACCTTCTGCTACGGGGTCGGCAACGGCACTTACCACGGCATCCGCGGCCTTGGATACAAGGTGTATCCGCACATCCAGCTACTCAATCGCCTCCGCTGCGGCATGGTCGATGGCGCTTTGCTCTCGTCGGCCTTGATCGTCCAGCCGGGCGACAACGGCTCCCGTGCCCTCGAAGACCTGACCCTTTCCTATTACGGCCCCTATGCGCTGTTCCCGCCAGGGCTGAAGATCGTCGACAAGGCGATCCCCAACTACCAGCAGAACCTCATCCCGGTCTTGAACGACCTGACGATGAACATGCAGAACCGCACGGTCGGCTACCAGTCGCGGGCGATGACGGGGGATGGTCAGGCACGGACGGCTTACGAGGTGCGGGCGCAACTTCAGCAGGAGGCGGTGCTCGGAGCGGCGGCGATCAATCTTTTTTACCATCCCTGGAAACGTCTCCTTCGTGAGGCATACAGGCGGTTAGTGGCGCGTGATTATGCCGCTAACGAGCCTGGCGGTCGCGAGGCTGTGGAGTTCAAGCGGCGGTGCATGGCGCGGGGAGTGCCGGAGGAGGCGATCCATCGGTTTAGCGCCGTCGAGCCCGTGCGGGCCATCGGCTACGGGAGTCCGGGGATGCGGAGTGCGGCCATCGACGAGACGATGCAAGTCTTTGGGTCGCTCGACGAAGCTGGCCGGATCAATCTTCTTCGCGATCGCATCGCTGCGAGATTCGGGCAGGAAGTGGTCGACCGCTATCTGCCGTCGCCGACCACGACGCTTCGCACGCCGATCGACGACAAGATTGCCCTCCTCGAAAACGCGACGATGACGGCTGGCACCGGATTGCCGGTTTCCTCGGGCGAGAACCATTTCATCCACGCTTCGCGTCACCTGACCGCGCTCGATGGGTTGGATCAGGCGGTGTCCCAAGGCCAAGCCGATCCTGCCGCCGCGCTTCAGGCTTACCAGACCATGCTCCCGCATCTCGGCGAGCACTTGCAGTTGTTGGCCCCCGATGTGGCGCGGCAGGACCAGATCGCGCTCATGCGCCAGCGGTTCCAGCAACTCAATGCTTCGGCGCAGCGTTTGGCCGACGAGTTGCAGGCCGCTATCGAGCAGCAAGCCAAAGCGCAGGAGGCCGAGCAGATGCGGGCCATTGAGGCCGAGCGGGCGAGGATTGCCCAGATGGAGCAACAACTGGCCGAAGCGCAGATGCTTTCCCCCAAGGCGCAGGCCGATTTGATGGAACGCCGGGCCAAGTTGCAGATGCAGATCGAGAAACACCAAGCCGATATGCAGATGAAGCAGGCCAAGACGATGCAGGAGCTTGCCCTCAAGGATGCCAAAACCGCCGCGGAGATCACCCCGACCGCGGCACAACCGATGATGCCCTGATATGGCCGAACGTAACTTTCGACGCGAATACGACACCTACCATGCCTCTCCGATCCAAAAGAAACGGCGAGCGCAGCGTAATGCGGCACGGCGCAAGATGACCAAGCTCGGCCATGTTCGTAAAGGCGACGGCAAGGACGTGCACCATCAGAATGGCATGAGCAATCATCGCAGCAACCTCGCCGTGTTGCCCCGCAGCGTGAACCGGAGTATTAAATAAGATGCCAGATTATTATCCCGAAAATAACATCCCCTTACGCGAGGATTACACCGAGAGGTCGTTGCAGAAGATCAATGCCATCCTGCACGCGGCGAGTCCGGTATGGGACGACATAAATCTGACCTACGACGGCAACGGCAACCTGACCCAAGCCGTCTTCAAGGCGGGGGGTTCGGTGATCCAGACGACCAACCTCACCTACACGAATAATAACCTCACAAGAGTGCAACGTAGCTGATGCCCTTTAAGTTCAACATTTTTACCGGCAACCTCGACGTTGTCGAAGCTCCGCCCGATCAATACATCGACGGCGAGGTCGAATACCATAGCAACCTGCCGGTGACGGTGGGCACCCCGTTGATCAATAGTGCCTTCCTCGTCCGCAAGGGCGAGGGGTTATACTTTGTGAACCGCAAGCCGAGCGGGATCTGGGTGCGGGAGACGAACAACGGCAATTTGGACGACTGGAAATACGCGGGGACATTCAGTGATTTGTATCGTGATGCCAATTTCCGCATCATCAACAATGCTGATGCCAGCAAAGAGTTGGCCTTCGATGTCAGCGGAGTTACCTCGGGGCAGACCCGCACTCTGACTGTGCCGGACAAGTCTGGCACGATAGCCACCACCGACGCCGCCGACCTCACCAGCGGCACCCTCGCCGATGCGCGGCTGTCGAGCAATGTCGCCCGCCGCGACGCGGCCAACACCTTCAGCGCCAACCAAACGCTCAACGGCACCAACAACGTCGCGCCGAACCAAACGGCGGCGAGTGGCAGTTCGATCATGACGCGGGACTTGGCCGATGAGCGACTGTTCATGCGCTCCAATGCGCGGACGTGGCCGATTATTGGCTCCGCATTAACCACCTCCAACAGCGGCAGCGGTGGTGCAATCGCAAACGGGCCGATCATTCTTGTAACGACCGGATCAACAGTCAACAGCGTTGGTTGTGGCAGTTTTATGAACACGCGAATGCCAGCGATGATTCCGCATGGGGTAATGAGTGCTGGCGGTTACGGCGGCATACCGGCGCAAAGGGGCGTTTTGTTCGATTTCGCAGTGACCATCGGGGCTTCCCCGGTCACTACGGGCGTCGTGCGGGCCGCAACACACCCCATGTCCGCGACGGATTTTATCTGCACGCAGGGTTGGCAGTTGCGGTTTGAATACACCAACACCTCCAACGTGCAGGCACGTTTTGCCACGCGCATCAATCCGTCGTTGCAGAACGCGCCGACCATCACAGGAGCGACCAACGCATCGCCAATCGTCATCACGACTAGCGCGGCGCATGGATTGAGCAATGGCGACACCGTGGAGGTCGGGCAAGTGGGCGGCAACACGGCAGCCAATGGCATCTGGACTGTGGCCAGCGTGACTGCCACGACCTTTGAGTTGCAAGGATCGACGGGCAACGGCGCTTACACATCGGGCGGGGGCGTGCAGCGCGTGAGCGGCGTTTTAGTTTCCGGTTTTACAGGGTTGTTTCGCGCATTTGTGCGATGGAATGGTGGGACGGCATCGCTGGTCATCGGCGACGACCCGCTGGCCAGTCCGGTGTCCAGCTTTAGCGTGAACACGAATTCAGGTAACTTTGCGCTAAACGGCCTTTCTCTCCGCGCCAACAACACGGTCGCGCAAAATATAGGCCATAACGGTATATGGCTTGGCCCGTGTTACGTGAGCGTTCGCTGATTTTTATGACCCTAAAACTCTCACAAAACACCCTCACCCGCTACGTCACCCGATCGGGCTACGCCGCTGCCGAGAACGTGCCGCTAGTCGGCGACCTCGCCGCTGTGGCCGATGGACTGCTCGCATGGCTCTCGGCACAACTTGCGGAGGGCGAGGCGTTGGCCGATGTGGTCCTCGAGCCATCGGGCCAAGTGGCGACCGCCTACGAGGTCGGCACGGACGACGAGGGCAACGAAGTGCAGACGCCGGTGGAGTTCCGCAGCGTGTTGAGCGCGGCGGTTTCCGTGACGGCTCCGCAGGGGGCAAGGACTTTTGTGGCGTCGAGTGAGAGCCTGCCGACCGAATTGCGTGATAACTTGATCTTAGCTTGGGGACATTTGCTTCAACCCTAACCCTGCCGCATATTAGCAATGAATGTTTCCGACCCGCTCAACTATGGAATCGACCCGACGGGAGGCATGGCTTCCGGTCGGCGCAGTGCTGGCTTGGCCAAGATGAGTCTCGAAGGTGAGAGGCTGGCGCGGTTGGAGACCAAGGTTGATCTGATCTTGGAGCACCAAGAGATGTTCCGGAAGTTGTTTGAGAAGCACGACGACCGCCTGAAGCACCTGGAGAATACCAAGGCGAGCATCTACGGCATCGCGGCGGCGATCGGGGCGATGTCGGCCTTTGTGATGGACTCGGCCAAAACTTTTTTTCTGCATAGATAATAACCCCATAACCAAAACTTAACATGGACATCCTACACCTCCTACACACCCTGCAATCCCTCAACTGGCTCGAAGTGCTGGGCGCGGTGAACACGCTTTTGGCGGCGTTGATCGTGATCTTTGCTTTGATCCCCGGCGAGCAACCGGAAAAGGCGCTGCGAGCTTTGGCCGCATTCATCGGCCGGTTCTCCCGCAAATGAAAGACCGCTCGCTCGTCTGGATCGCGGCCCTCGTGGGAGCCACCGCGGCGGTGCTGCTGCTCACGGGCTGCGCCACGCCGAAGATCGGCTTCGGCTACGACTTTTTGAACAAGCGCATTACGATGACCGTCGAGCCGCAATACCGTGACGGGAAAACCGTGGTAGCCCCGAGCCGGTGAACCAGACGCAGATCAAGATTATTCAGGAAACGGTCGGCACGGAGCCCGATGGGTTCTGGGGACCGAAGTCTATTGCCGCGACTCAGCGGTATCTGCGGTCGCTGATGCCGAAGCCGAATCCTTGGCCGAAGCAGGATCAGATAAGTCTCACGATGTTCTACGGTTCGGCGGGCAATGTGCCTCTGGCCAAGGTCGGTGTGCCGTATAAGATGTATCTCTACAACGGGCCGGAGACGGTGCGGTCGCTCACGATTCACGAGAAGCTGGCGGCAAGTCTGGAGCGTATCCTGCAAGAACTCGGCAAGCGGTATAAGACTGAGGAGGACCGCACGGCGGCGGGGATCAACAGGTTCTTCGGGACGTATGTGGTCCGCAATATGAGGGGCGGCAGCTTGCCGAGTCTGCACGCTCGGGCGGCGGCGATTGATTTTGACTACAATCGAAACGGCAACCACACCCACTGGCCGACGAGGTCGAACATGCCTTTGGCGGTGATGGAAATTTTTGCAAGAGAAGGCTGGCTTTCGGCGGGGGCGTTCTGGTCCAGGGACGCGGCTCATTTTCAAGCTACCACGTAATAACTCCACATGAAACATACGCCTAACAGCTACCGCAGGTCGGAGCTCCTCCAAGCCTCACTGGCCGAAACGCTTAAACAGAACCACGTCCAGATCGCACTCCAAGTGCTCCGCGAACTCGGGGAGCCGGCCGAATTGCCCGTGCCGGGCGAGGTCGATTTTTTGATTTTCAACGCGATGCAGAACGCCCGGCGCGAGGGCTTCTTCCACGCGCTGCGTTCCCTCGAAGCCTTGGCCACGCCGATCAAGGTGGCCCCCTCGACCAAAGATCTCATGCCGAATCTGGTCGAAGAATAATTTATGGCAGAAAACCAAACGCCGAGTAACCAGTCTGCACCGGCGGCAGACGCCAACAAAACCGTCAGCCCGGAACTTACCGAGACCGGCGGCACCATGACCTTCGACGCGGCACGTTCGTTGTCGGAGGCATTCAACAGCTTGGGCAAAGAGCCAGCGGCTCCTGCGCCCGAGGCACCGAAGGCGGAAACGAAAGTTTCCGAGCAACCCATCAAACCCGCGGCAACAGAAGCGAAAGTTTCCGAACCCGCCGCGCCGGAGGCGAAAAGTGAAGCCGAAGAAGTAAAAACCGCCACGGCGGATGATCTGGCCGAGCTTCTCGGCGGACCGAAGAAGGCCGAAGCCAAGCCGGACGCCGATGACGAGCCGCCCGCGGAGATCGCGGCGACCGATAAGGCGAAGAACGCTTGGGCCGAGCAGCGGAAGGCTCTCAAGGAAGAGCGCCGTCGCCGCGAGGAGCTTGAGGCCAAGGTCGCCGAGTTGGAGAAACGCAGCACCGATGTCGCCCCCGACGAGGTGAAGGCGCTTCGGGAGACCGTGGATGCCTACGAGCGCGAGCTTCAGGTTGCCCGTGTCGAGGCGACCAAAGAGTTCAAAGATGCGGTGGCGATTCCCCGCGAGCGGATCAACAAGCAACTGGAGACCTTCGCCAAGAAGTATGAGTTCCGCGAGGCGGATGCCCGTGTGGCCTTTGCCGAAGCCGATCCGGAGAAGCAGACCGAGCTACTCGTCGACATGGCCAGCGGGATGAACGACCGCGACCGGTTTCGTTTCTACGAGATGGCCGAGGAGTGGCAGAAGGTCGAAGGCATCGCCAACAAAGTGCGGCACAATGCGAAGCTGGCCTTGGAGAAGATCCAAGAGCACCACGCCGAGCAGCAGAAGGCGTTTGTCGAACAGCGGCAGAAGCAATACCGCGGGGCTCTCGAAAAGATCTGGACCGATGTTTCCGAGAAGGCTCCGCTCTTCCGCCGCCGCGAAGGCGACGAGGCGTGGAATGCCAAGATCGGGGAGATCGAGCAGTTTGCCACTGGGCTGGATTGGAATGTGGTCGCCGAGAACGACACCGCACGGGCCGAGTTGGCCTTACGGGCGGCGGCTTCACCTTTCCTCTACGGCATGGTGCAGAACCTCTTTGCCAAGACGCAGGAGCTACAGAAGACGCTCGCCAAATACCAGTCGGCCAAACCCGGCGCGGGTGGGGGAGCTCCGGATCCTGCCATTGGCACGGGCACAGCCGAGAAGGTGGAGCATGAAGACTTCTTCAGCGCCATCAAGTCGGGGTTGGCGGGTTAGAGTTTAGTTAAGCAAGCAGGGGCGATCGGATGGTCGCTAAATCACACCCCGCCCGATACGCCGATTTGACGCGGCCTCGGGCGGGGTTATTTTTTGAACGTGACCCGCCATGCCTCGGTTCGCAGTAATCGGGCTTGAAGGCCAAAAGCCCGAGAGAACATGCACACTTTGGCGGGTATTCTTTAGGACAGCGGTCACCATGCCGCTGCCCCGCCCGTGAATAAATTCTAAAATAGCGGGCAACACCCCTCCGGAAGCCTCGGCGACCGGACGCGAGGCGGTTCCTTTCGGGGAGCCGCCTCTGCATTTGGTAGGGCGGGGCGTCTCCGACCCGCCGCTGGGGTGACACGGCGCGTCCGGAGGCCGCGCCCTACCTCAATTAACTAGCGCCAAATCCCCGCTGTTTTTGGCGCTGGTCAATTCTACCTATTTATACCGGGGTATAGCGAGAAACGGATAGAAAAGGCTACAGATCACCATAAGTAGTGCCTCGTTGTGACAACTCCTAGGACTTCGAGCGGCGAAGTCCTGTTAAACGATACTACACCCGATCGGGACACTACACTGCACGGGTGTAGTGTCGGACGCTACACTGCTGCCCCGATCGGGGAAAAATCATAACCCCACAATTTGACAACCGCATAACTGCGCGTAATTTAGCCTTACGTTTTACGGGTCGCGGCAAGAATCCGGTAGAAATCAAAATCAGTTAGGCATCGCGTGTAAAGCCTGTTCCGCGGCGGGGTCAAAAAGAAGCTCAGTCATTCGCTGTGCTCGGACCCGTCTATGCGGCCTCCGATACAAGCACAGGTAATAACTGTGTAACCAATAAGGAGAATACAAGCACTATGGCTTGCAACAACATCGAAGCACTCTTCGTCGAGCACGCCGGACTGATCCGGAACAACGTCTCGAAGAACATCATCAACTCTGATTTCTACCTCAAATACCTTCCCCGCGAACAGTGGATGGACGGTCAGGGGACAGAATATCAATACCCCATCTACGAGCGCACGCTCTCGTCCAGCCCTGTGACCTTTTCGGCATGGGAGTCTTCGGACGGTGAAGAAGGGGGCCAGTGCCAAGTGGCCGGTCAGTCGATCGACAATTTCGGCATCACCCTGCGTTCCACAAGCCTCAAAAAGGCCGCACTCAACTCGCCCGACATCTGTTTGGACGATTTGCAGTTCGCCTGGCAGGTGGAAGATCAGGTCAAAAACATCGTTCGCGTTCTTTCCGAGAACACGAAATGGGTGTGGACCAACGCTTATCAAGACGAATACATCGCCGCGGCCGGCAGCAAGATTGTCGCCGCGCCGAACCTTCCGACTGGTAGCTCGTCCTTCCCCGTGACTCCCGCGACCTCCAAGCTCACTTGGGGAATCTTGGAGCACGTCTACGAGCAACTCGGCTACGCTGGCGGCGGCATCAATCCGTTTGCCCGTGTGGATGAGATGACGCCCATCTACGCGGCGGTCGGGGAACGGTTTACGTTCCATGATCTGAAGCGTCAGGATGCCAACACCCGTGACGATTTCCGTTACGCTTTCGAGGGTTCGGAGACCCAGTCCCCGATGCTCGGAGCGCCCGGTCTTTCCGGTGTGTATCGTGGCTTCCGTTTCTTCACGGTCGAATTCCCGCCTCGCTACGACTTCGTCGGCGGCGCGTGGGTTCGCCGTCAGCCGTTTGCCTCGACCCCCACGACCAAGGGCGACAAATGGGAAGTCTCCGACGAGTATAAGAACGCGGAATACACCGACACCGTGATTTATCACGCCGACGTGTTGAAGATCCTCGTGCCCAAGCCGAAGACCCGCGCTCCGATGACTTACAACCCGCAGTATAGCTGGGCGGGTGAGTTCGTGTGGCGGAACATCCCCGACCGCGACTGCAACGTCGACGGCAACGTGGGCTTCTTCCGTGCGCTCTTCGCCTACGGCCCGAAAGTTGAGCGTCCTGACCTCGGCTTTGTGGTTCGCCACAAACGCTGCGCTCGCGCCCTCGACCTCGTGGCCTGCTACTAAGCGGTAGCCTCTCATCCTGCCTTGGGGGTGCAAGCCCCCTCGGCAGCAGAGAGGTTACACTTTTTGCATGAACATCCCTTCACCGAATCCCATCGTCTTCCCGGCTGCACCGGAGAAGACGTTTCCCCATCTGTGGATCAAGCGGCTGCTCTTGGAGAGTCCGAACGTGGACAACGGCAAAATGGAAGCACATTTTGCTCCCTACAACGCCGACACCAAAGAGATCGGCCCCTCGGCCTACGACACGACTTTTACGACCGATGAACTCTGGCAGGCGGTGGCTGAAGTTCCGGAGGTCGCGGCGGCATATGCTGCTATATTAGAATCTGTGGGTCCGATGCAAACGTGGCTCGCCAATAGAAACCAATAAACACTATGAAATTCGCAATCCCTGAAGGAATGGTCCCGCCTGATGGCGTGGAAGTCGGCTCCACATTCGACGCACTCGCCACGCTCAAACTCGGTGAAGGTGAGCTTGAACTCATCGCGGTTGACGGTCTCCCCGTCGCCACGTCCGAAGCTCCCGAAGCCAAAGAAGCCGAGGAGATGGACGAAGAGATGGGCTTCGATGAAGCCATCCGCGCCGGAATGACGGAGGAGTAACCGGAGGCCCGAAGCGGTGGATATTCCCGCAACCTCCGACAACATTCCGGGGACTTTGGTCCTTCGGGATGCCAGTGGCGGCGCTGCACTGAATTCAGTAACGGCGGCGGGAAACTATCCTAGTGGAAACGGGCCGTGGGTGTTTGTCACCAACACGAACGGCGTCACTCCAGGCACATTCGGTCCGGGCGTCGTTATCAATAACTCGGTCAGCGGATCATTTCCATTTATAATCACTCAACACCAAGACTCATCTTCTCGACTGAGTATAAGTAGGTATACATTTCCGTTTACTGAATTGTTTACAATCACCCAGTCAGGCAACGTCGGAGTCGGGACGGCTGGCTCGATAAACGGAGCAGCACAGCTAGATGTATCTAGCACTACACGAGGATTCCTTCCACCGCGCATGACAACGACCGAACGTGACGCCATCACCAGCCCACCCGCGGGTTTGATGCTCTACAACAGCACAACGAACAAACTCCAAGTCCGCACGGACACTACATGGGTCGACCTCCACTAAGATGATCGCCGATACCGAAAGGCTCATCGACGGCTTCCGCGGCCTTCCTGCGGGTATGGACGGCTCCAAGGAGCCGCCGCAAACGCCAAGCGAAGCCGCTTGGTATGCCACCAATGTCACCTTCCGAGGCGGCAACGGCCCGACGACACGTCCGGGATTCCGTGAGATCCCACCGGATTACTGGCGCAATCCCGCACCGGGCGATACGGACTACAATCAAGACTTGGTCGATGGCACGACCAGCCGTCAAAGATTTGCCACCGACATCCTCGGTGGCACTTACGTCCAAGGGGTCGTCCTCTACCAAGATCCCCGCGAGGGAAACCCGACGCAGATGATTGTCGTGGTTGATGGGAAAATCATGGCCCTTGATTTCGGGGCGGCGTCTTGTTACCGGCTCAATCCGACCGATGGGATTTCCAGCGATGTGCCGGTCTACATGACGCAGGCCGAGAAGTTCCTCATCATTCAGACGGGGCAGGATGAACCACGGATTTATGACGGTTACGTGTTGCGTCGTGCGAGTGAGTATGGCGACCAAGTGGTTCCGATTGGTAAGCAGATGGCCTATGGGCAGGGGAGGTTGTTCGTCACCGTCAATGAAGGTGCCGAAATTGTCGCGGGGGATCTGGTCTTTGGTGGTTCAACAACTAATGTCGGAATCACCAGTTCCAGCGCGGCGAACCCGACGGTTATCACGACATCAGCAAACCACGGGTTTTCTACCGGCGACCAAATAACAATCAGCGGACACAGCAGCACACCCACGGTAAACTCAACTTATGTGATTGGGACCGCACCTAGCGCGACGACATTCACAATTCCGGTCGCAGTAACCAGTGCAGGAAGCGGCGGCTTTGTCGCCCGGTTTAATGCAGGAAAAGACAGCGACCTTTTACGCTTCACCGAGAACACTTTCCTCAACGAAGGCGGCAGCTTTGCTCCGACCGGAAAAGTCGGTCGCGTGACAGCGTTGGCGTTCTTACCCGTGCAGGATACGGCGACAGGGCAGGGTGACTTGATTGCTTTCTGCGAACGCGGCGCGGTGACGTTCCAAGTCTCGGCTCCACGAGACCAGTGGAAAAACACACAGGGTTTTCAGCGTGTGCTTTTCGACAACATCGGGGCGACAAGTGACAGCATCTTGCCAGTCAACGGCGATTTGTTTTTCCGCAGCCGTGAAGGTAACGGCATACGCTCTTACCGCAACGCCAGAGCCGAGGCGGATAACTATGGACAGACGCCGCTCTCGGCAGAGATTGATCCCGTGTTGAAGCAAGACACGCAATGGATGCTTGACCAAGTGAGCATGGTCAACTTCGACAACCGTCTGCTGATGACGTGCCTGCCGCGACAATTTCCCAGACGGGCTACGGATCAAACCCAAGCCGACCTCTTTGCTGCCGAACCCATCCCGACGCTCTACGAAGGCATTGCCGTGCTCGACTTTCAATCCGTCTCGGCAGGACGAGGTAAAGCTGCCGCGGTGTTTGATGGTGTGTGGACGGGGCTTCGTATCATCAAACTCGTGCAAGGCACTTTCGACGGCGAACCGCGCTGCATGGCGGTGTGTTTCCATGAGGACGAAACCGGACGCCGGGTGGAAATCTGGGAGATCACACGGCGCGACGAGTATGACACGCCGGTCGAAGGTAAGCGCCGGATCAAGGCAGGCATTGTCACGAGAGCCTTTAACTTCGGCGACATGATGGGGCTCAAGAAACTGATCCGCTGCGACCTGTGGTTCGACGACTTGGGCGGCGGAACGGATTTTCCCTTCGAGTGCGAGTTGGCATATCGCCCCGACGACTACCCGAACTTCACGACATGGCAGCGGTTTGAACGGGCCTTTGAGACGGAGTTCAACATGACCTATGCCGCACCGCCCGATGACACCGCACCCATCGAACCCTACAACTACGAACGCGGCTACGCCCCTCAAGTCCGCTTCCCCGTGCCGCCTTTAACCGCGAACATTGCCACCAGTGTCCCTGCTTATCTGGGCCATGACTTCACGTTGCGGGTCAACTGGGAAGGGCGGGCTCACCTTGGGCGGCTCATGCTGCACGGTTCACGGCTCACGGAAGCGGTGAATGGAGGAACCCTGTAATGGCTGCCCTGCAAGAAATCCCTAAGCTCGACACGGCGATCGAACCAGCGATGAACTCATGGAGCACGCCTCCGGCGGGGATTTTGCTCTTGATTAAAGCCAGCGACGAAAGCCCGGACATCGGCACGGAGTATTACCTCCTCATCGACAACAACGGCAACCGTTTGCTCATCCAGTAATAACCCTGTAAAATAATAAAATGTCCTACACTGCCAACAGAAAGCCCGGTGCGCTGAACCAAGCGACGGTGCTGGGAGACAACGACAACGTCGTGGTCGAGCAAAGCGGAGCGGTCAACCGTGCTACGCTGGCCCAAGTCGAAGGCAAAGTGTTTGCCGCCAAGACGGCTTTGACGACCCCGAGCGGCACAGAAGTGACGATTGTTCGACAGACGGACGGAAGCCTCCGCCAAGTGCCGCTGGCCAATATCGTCCCAGCGGGCAACATCACCAACGCCTCGATCAGCGACTCTGCGGCGATCGCCGATACCAAACTGGCGACAATCAATACGGCCGGCAAGGTGACCAATCAAGCGGTTCAGGCGGTCTCGACCAATACGGCCAACCGCATTGTGACCCGCGATGGTAGTGGAAACTTTGAGGCGGGAACAATCACGGCAAGTCTTTCGGGGAATGCGACGACGGCGACATTTGCCAGCAGCGTGGCTGATTCGTCGATTTCGACAGCCAAAATAGTCGATGGTGCGGTGACCAGTGCCAAGATTGCCGATGGCACAATCGTCAACGCCGACATCAATGGCTCTGCTGGTATTACTGATGGCAAGTTAGCCACGATCAGCACGGCTGGAAAAGTTTCCAATAGCGCGACCACAGCCACCAGCGCCAACACGGCCAGCGCCATTGTCGCGAGAGATGCCAGCGGAAATTTCAGCGCCGGAACGATTACTGCATCTCTAACCGGCAATGTCACTGGAAACGTCACTGGAAATGTTACCGGCTCATCTGGATCGACAACTGGTAATGCGGCGACCGCAACCGCATGGCAAACAGCCCGCAACTTGTCTCTGACTGGAGATGTAACGGCGACACTTTCAAGTGTAAATGGTTCGGGCAACGTATCTGCGGCAGCGACTATCGCGAATAATGCCGTGACCACGGCGAAGATTTTGGACGCCAATGTGACCACAGCGAAGATTGCCGACGCTAACGTGACCACGGCGAAGATTGCCGACGCTAACGTGACCACGGCGAAGATTGCCGATGCAGCGGTCACGACCGCCAAGATTAACAACGCCGCCATTACCGCCGCCAAGCTCGACGGCGCACAGACCGGCTCGGCGCCGATCTATGGGTGCAGGGCTTGGGTAAATTTTAGTGGAACAAGCGTGACCAATGTTGACGGCGAGTACCGCTGCACGATCCACGCAAGCGGCAATGTAAGTAAGGTGGTTCGCGTGGCGCATGCTGAGTTTGACGTTCATTTTTCTACGGCGATGCCAGATGACAAATACTCAATATCTTTTGGCGCAACACAAGGCAACGGTCGTTTTTTTTGCCTAAGAGGAACCTCTTTGCCGACAGCAAACAAGTTTACCATGTTCTTTATGGAAAGCGATACCTCGTCACGAATAAACCCCCCTTATGCGTGCGCTCAAGTCTTCCGATGACCCCATTGCAAGAGGAGAACGACGCTAACCAAACTTTCTAAATAATATGGCACTCATCCCAGGAACACTCCCAACTGGAACCAAGTATCCTAACGACCCGCAGTCGTTGCTCGATACCTTTGCTTCCTATCTCACGGCACCGGAAGCCAAGAAGAATCGGCCGACGGTGTCGGTCTACTCTTCCGTTGCGGGAGCCACGATCACGGCACGACCTGATGGGTTGGACGAAACCGTGTTCCTCGATCACGGCAGCACGGCGGCGACCGCGACTTTCGTTTTCCCGAGCAACGCGAACAGTGTCACGGGGCAGATCCTTCGGTTGTTTGCCCGCAGCGCGGTGACCGCGTTGACGGTTTCTTCTTCGGGGCTGACTTTACGCGGGACCGCGCTGACTGCTCTTACGGCAAACCAACATGTTGCATGGCAGAAGGTGGCGGCGAATACTTGGATTAGACTGCAATAATGGCGACTTACCTCGAAGCGCGTAACTTGTTAGCGCCCTACGTCGACAATGGCGTGGCGGTGAGTGATACGACGCGCATCGACCAGAGGATTGACGAAGCCCAGCGGCGGCTGATCGACCACTACAATTTCCTCTCACGCCGTGAGGAGAGCGCCCGCCCTTCTTTAGTCTGGCAGCGAGGCGGCACGACGGGTGTGCCGACGACAGGCAGTCTTATCCTGCCGAACCTCGACGCGACCAAGAACATGATCTTGGCGCTGTGGCGTGAGGAGAATAACCAGCTTGAACTGGCCACGGGTCTTGAGACCAAGGCGTATAGCTACATCGAGCGCAATATCACCAACGAGGTGGAGCGCGAGCGCCGGACGGCTTACGAGGCGTTGACGGTCAACGGGCAGAATACTTTCGGCGGGATGGTCGGTCGGGTCGGCTTGGAGACGCTTGTCCAATACCGGATGCCTGTGTCGCGGATCCGGAGCATCGTCAATCGCGCTTACCAACAGGCGATCGATCATCACAACTTTGTCTCTCGTCAGGAGAATCTGGAGCGTAATACGATCACCTATAATGCGCTGACTTCCGACGTGGATACCTTCGACGCGTTGCTTCCCGATGAAGTCGTCCGCCTCCTCACGCTGGCCAATGTGGCGACCGACAATGGGGCTGACGGAGGCGGGCTCAAGGCCCAAGCGTTCGAGCTTATCCAGCGCAATGTCACTTCGGTCGTCGAGCGTGCCCGCCGGATTGCGGCCGGAACCGAGGGCCGTCTGCACAACGAACTTCCCGGAGGGTTGCAAATTCCCACGGCGCGGCTGACCCAGTTTCTTTCCCAAGCGGCGACCGAAGCCGGAGCGCACTACGACTTCTTGGCCCGGCGTGAGGACTACTCCTCGGGAGTGAAGCCCAATCCCTTCACTTACGAAGTGCTCAAGCCTTTGGTTGAGGCTTACATTGCTACCACAACCGGAGCGGTTGATGTGGCCGCTGCGAAAAAGGGTGAATCCTTCCAGATCATCGAACGCGATTTGATGCAGAACGTCGAAGCGGCCCGCCGTAACGCGGCGGGGGAAGAGGGTCGTCTGCATAATGAACTTCCGGAAGGTGTGCGGATTTCCACGACGCGCCTGACGCAGTATTTGAGCCAAGCCGCCACGGAGGCTGGCACTCACTGGGACTTCTTGGCCCGACGTGAGGATTATTCCAGTGGAACCAAACCCAATCCTTTTACCTATGAAGTGCGGAAAAAATACGTGGAGTCCTATGTCGCGACCTCAAGTGGTGCGGTCGAAGTCGCGTCGGCCCTCAAAGCCGAAGCGCAAGCGTTGATCGAACGGGATCTGATGACCCAAGTCGAGGCGGCTCGGCGTGCGGCGGCGGGCGATGAAGGTCGTCTCCACAACGAGTTGCCCGGCGGATTGCAGACTTCGACTTCCCGCCTGACCACGCATCTGGCTCAAGCGACCTCGGAAATCGGGGCGCATCAAGCGTTTCTGCAACGCCGTGAGGACTACAACGGGGCGGTCCCTGCGGTGACCTACGAGCAGCGCAAGCTCTTGGTTGAATCTTACATCGCGACTCTGGCGGGTCAGGTGGAAGTCGCCGCGAACCTCAAGCAGCAAGCCTTGGCCTTGATTGAGCGGGATGTGATGGCCGGAATCGAGGCAACCCGCCGGGCGACCCGTGAGGCGCTTCTCGCTTCGGCCAACGACACTTTTGGGTATCACTGGGGCCGGATAGGGCTGGAGCTTCCGGAGGCTTACAAGCTCTCGGACTCGGCGGTCAAACGCATGGTCAATGCGGCCGAGGAGCAGTTGATGCTGGCGGGCAAGTGGGTTGGGACGGTGGCTGAGTATACCCTTTCCGTGAACGCCACGGGCGAGTTCTTCCTACCGGCCGAGGTGGAGACGATTCTTTACATGTCCTTCGACGGCGACCCGAAGCCCGTCCACGATCGCCTCAACGAATGGCTCCGCGGGGGCACAGGCTACCGTGAGACTGATGACGCTTGGCGGCAGGGGGCGGTCGATCGCGGCGAGTCGATCGATCCGGCGGACAATGTCCTGAAGCGGAAGTATTGGATTACCCTGCCTGGCACGGGTAGCCAACCTGTAGTCCGGATTCTGGCCAAGCGCCGTTTTGTGCCGCACAGTGTCAACTCGGAGAAGATGTATCTCCGCAACTACCAAGCGATCTTCGAGGCGACCAAGGGCATCCTCCTCGGGGGCGACCAGATCACCCCGCATATCGACAAGGCCAAGGAGATGCTGGCTTCCCAGATCGCGCAGCAGAGCTTCACCGGAAACCGCGGAGCCGCGCACACTCGTCGCGTTCTTCAGTTTCGGTGATATAATAACTGTGCAACCAATGACAAAAGACTTTCAAAAGAGACGCGAGGAGTTCATCGGCTATGTCGGCGATCCCGAGGCAATCGAATTCTTGGAGTTAATTTTTGACATTACCGACATTTGGGACGACTTGGTCGACCAAGACCGGGAAGTGACCGAAGACCAGATCAACAGCACCTTTACCAAATGTCTGGTTCATCTCCCCGGAAATCTTTTTTATCGCAAAAATTACACGGTTTTGGCCCCTCAGTTGATGTTGGTGATCAACGCTTGGCAGGATGCCAATGAACTTCAAAAAGGCGACGACGCTGACCGTATTTATGCGTGCGGACTTCGGTTTCTTTTGATCCAACTCATTGCTACAGCCGTTAGTCTGATCAAAGGCCCGGATGCGGCCAGAGAGATCAGCGTCGAAGTATGGCGAAAGTATACGAGCAAAGAACAAACCCTTGATTGGGTAAAGAAAGGGGGAGAGTAAAATGGGCTGGGTTGGCGGAGGTGGGGGAGGTGCTCCCGCGTATCCAATCGATAAAATTAACCGATTGGCGGATCAATACGTAAAAGATACGGAAGCGGATATTAAACCGTATCTCAAAGATATATCTGATTTCGGAGAAAAGCTGACCGCCAAAGTCGATGACCTCGTAGCCAAAGGCGCTCTTAAAATAGACAGGGAAGAAACGGAACTCCTCGGGCGGTTGAATGATTTCAACGAGAGGATGGCCGATTTTCAAAAAACAGAAAACGCTTCTGTTCTTAGGGATTTGGGAGGTATCACCGATGATTTCAGGGCGGCGATGTCGCTGTTGGACGCTGAAGATCGGGCGGAGTTTCAAGGGCAACTCAAATCGTTTGAAGCGGATGCGGCGAGACTGACCGCTGAGTTTGATAAGCGAGCGTCGGACACAATCGCTGCTGGCGACGTAGAGCAAAAGCAGTTTCTCGACGATTACGAGACAAAAGGTATATCGCTCGGAGATCGCTACCTCGAAGCTACAGGGGCGGCGAAAACTGAGTTTGACTCGGAATGGTTAAAGTCTCTGGACCTTACTCCGGAGAGGTTGTCGACGTTTACGCAAGCCGCTGACTTCTTGTCTCGCGCTGCGGTAGATACCCGAGCGGCCATGATCGACGCTGCCGACCCTCGTGCCCGTGAGCTTTCCGCGATCGCCGACGAGAACGCCGCGGCGATGATGAGCGGTCGGATCTCGGCCGACATGCAAGCGAACCTGGCGCGGTCCAGCGCCATGCGTGCTTTGCAGGGCGGGTTCGGGGCTTCAAGCGAGATGGGACGCGGCCTATCGGCGCGTGACCTCGGGCTGACTGCGATGGATCTGCGGGCGCAGGGAACCCAAGATTACGAAAGGCAGCGGGCGCTAAACTTCAATACTCGGGTGGTTGGCTTGCAAGCCGATGCGGGATCCCTTCTGACTAACGACATGTCGGCCCGCCAGCGCCAAGCTCTGACAAACTACGAGGTCGGGCTGAAGACTGCGGAAAGTGATCGCGACCAACGCCAGAATGTTTTTGCTACAACTTTGGCCGGTAACATCGCACGGGTCGATAGCCGGGTCGGCCGCGACCTTGGCGTGGCGGGGGCTGTCTTTGATGCGGGCTTGGATACCAACCGCCTTGGGTTCGCCTCAAAACAAAACAATCTCGCCCAGCGCACTCGTCGCCAAGCGGACACAGCAACGAACATTTGGGATCGCGACTTTCAGGCGAGACTCGGCATTTACAATACAAACATCGGAACGGGTCGCTCGCTTTATGCGACCAACGTCAATTCTGCCGGAAATATTTACAGCACGAATACTGGTTATATTGGGAATATGACCGGAGCGCAGATCAATAATGCCGGAAACGTCTACGGTGGAGATACACGAGCCAGAGAAAATGCTTTCAACACGTTAAACCGCGCCCGCGGATCAGCGACAGGCACCAAGATCGACGCAACACAAAAAGCGTGGGAAGTCGACCAAGCTAACTGGGCGTCTGGAAAAGACAGCAGTAATGCCATGTGGGGTAGCCTTGTAAATATGGGTGCACAAATTGCTGGGACGGCTGTCGGAACCGCAATGGGAAATCCCATGGCAGGATACCAAATTGGAAGTGCTCTGGGTAGCGCGGGCAGCGCCGCGATCACCGGAAACACCGCAGGTGGGGGTGGAGGTAGTGGAGGTAGTGGCGGCGGAATGTTCGGAAACCTCTTCGGCAGTGGCAGTAATTCCTCCGGTCTGTTCTCGGCTTTCTTAGGTGGGCGCTCTACGGCCGGAACTACTTACAACTCCCTCGCTGCCGCCCAAAACGCGGCACCTTACGCGAGCATCTTCTCCAATAATTCAGGACTAGGCTACGTGCCCGTAGCCGCAAGAGCGTAGTTATGCTGACATCCGTTCTATCTCCCATCCAAATTGCCCAACCAGATCCCGCGCCACCTTGGGGCTGGAACCCCGCGGCGACGTTTTTAACCGCATACAGGGCAACACAAGAAGAGCGTCGGGCACAAGAGGAGTTTGCGATGCAGGCTGAACTCAACAAGATCTTGTTTCCGGTAAAGAAAGCTCAAGCTGAGTTCAACCTGAAAGAACTGGCCTACGCTTCGGAAAGTTTAGCTGGCCAATATAAACTGATGGGCGAAGCCAGAGATGCTCAACGCCGTATGCTCAGATCCGGTTCAGGCAGCAATGCTGCGGGGAGCGGGGTTGGTGGGACAGGGCAGCAGGCTCCTCAGACCCCGACACGAAGTTACTTTAATACTCAGCCAGTTTCTTCAGCACCTTCATCTAACCAAAACTCCAGCGGTATGACGCTCGGGTCTGGAATTACGCCATGAACGAGTTCGAACAGTTTATCGCTAACGAATACGGGCTTAAAGCTGGAGACGATGTCAGCGGAATCATCGATGATGCTCGCGCCCGTTTTCGCGCAATGAAGAGTGCGCCAACAACCCAGCAGACGGAACCATTTCTTCAAAGGGAGATGGCCAAGATTCCGGAGACGCCAAATGCTCAATCCGTGCAGCAGTCACGGAGTCAGCCAGCCGATGATGGGTTGTTCGAAATGGGGTTTATCGGTCGACAAAACGTGAACCCTGTTTACGTGTTTGCTGATGAAGTGGCACAGCAAGAGGCCAAAGCGCCGGCTCAACCGCAACAGCAGCAAAAGCCCTCCCTCGACGTGAATGCCTTCTTAAAGGCGACTAATGCCCGTCAAATGGAGCTAGAAGCGGTCCGTCCACTGGCGACAAACAACTACCGCCGCAAGGAAACGGATGAGGCGCTCAATAACGCCAATAATGAACTACTCCGTCGGTATGCTACAGACGCCGATCTTCTCGCTCAATATGGAGTCAATGATGTTAAGACATTTAACCAGGTGTCCGAAGAGCCTTTTGAAGTTCGGGCGAAGGCGTGGCAGATAGTTCAGCCTAAGTTGGACCGTGGCGAAGTGCCGGATTGGCTGGGTGCAATCGAGCAGGTCAAAAAATCGAATAGTCTGCCGAGTGCTACGGGAGCGTCCAACGAGGCTGGAATGCCGAAAGCGCCTGATGATCTGAAAAGATATGAGACTAGGGAGATCGCGGCGGCTCGGGCTGCGGAAAGCCCGACTCCTGATAATTTAATGAAGGTTGAGGCTTTGGACCGTGAGATCAATCAAACTGATGGTAATGAGAGGTATGTCAAACAGGTCGGGTTCATCGACAATAAGCTGAACAACCTCCGGGACATGATGGCGACCCCAAACAACTTAATCGCTTCGGGATATACCAACCCTTTTACAGGACAGCCGATTCAAGATCTCGATGAAGCGAAGGAAGTTGAAAACCGTTTGGTAGCTTCTCGTGCTCGAACTGTTGTCGAAATGAAAAATGCCGGACCTGAGTTCTGGCAAGGCTTACCTTCCCCCGCGACTTTCCCGTATAAAACAACAATCAAAGATGCGGCCGAAGATCTCCGCAAGGCAGGCGTAACCAACCTCAAACCTAGAGAACACCTCGAAACTTTACGGCGCAAAGAGTGGGTGGACTACGAGAAAAGTCGCGGCCCAGGTTTCCTCTATGTTGCGCCGACAGCGGACGGAAACCTCAACTTAATTGAGAGCACGCCTGTCGTAAGTAAGTCCGACCCCAACGCGATTTCTCCAGATAATCCTCTAGCCGGAGCAGTGGCCGAGGAGGAAATGGCAGCGACTCGTAATAATGAAGCCGCTTTCCGTAGCCAATTAGATGCTGCACAACGCCGCGTTGCCAGACTCGCTGATACAAGCAAGCCAATGCAATTTGAGGTTTCCCCGACGCAGTCTCGGAATTTTACGGCTAGGGAGCGTGCGCTTGAGATTGAGGGTTTGCAGAAACAAATCACGGCACTCCAAGAAAAACTGAGTAAACTCCAGTAATGGCAGCATCTATGAACTGGTGGGAAGACGAAGAACAGATTGCCGCATATTTACAGGAGCGCGAAGCTCCCGTAGAGACCGCGCAACAATCTGAAGCCGTCCGTCCCACGGATGTTGATCTAGGACTAAGCCCGGAAGCCCCCGAGCAAGCGTTACAAGAGCCAGCCGAAACAGCGACTCCTTGGTGGCAAGACACGACTCAGTTAGCCGCTTATCAAGAGGATCTTCGGAGTATCGGTCGGGCGGCGACTTCCGCCGGGTCTGTGGACGCACGAGTTCAGAGGGGTTTGGTGGATGAATTTAGCGCCGGGCTTTCTCGCGGCATCGACCAGACCCAAGCCCTTGGATATGGGTTGCTCGGTCTCGTGGGTGAATCGCTCGGGGTGGACGCTGTTTCTGATTTTGGTATCGAGGGCTATGTCCGCAACATGGAGGAGGCGGCGAAGAATCAAGCCTCGGTGCAAGATCCTTTCGAGGAGATCGGCGGGGTGGGTGACGCAGGGCTTTACGCGGCGGGGATTCTCGGCGAGCAGTTGCCACAGCTTTTGCTTTCGGTCGCGGGCGGCGGCATCGGCGGTTACGCGGCGAAGACGGTGGCGAAGAAAGTCGTGGCCAATGAGATCGGCAAGCGGGTGGCCGCGGGCATGGCCAAGGATGAAGCCGAGGAAGTCGTGGCCAAGCTCGTCGCCCAGAAGGCGCTTCGGGGATTTGATGTGCCTTTTGCCCGTGCTGGCGGTGGCGACCCGCGTATCGTCGGCGGCATCGGCCAAGAAGCCGTGCAGCAAGCGACCCGTGCCGGTGCTCTCGGTGGCGCGTATGTCGCCAACGTGGGGCAGATCGCGGGCGGCAGCTTTGGTGAGATCGAGCAGGAGACGGGACTTCGTGATCCGGTGAACGCACTCGGCTTTGCTTTGATCGGCGGTGCAGTGGAGACGGCGGGTGAAGCGGTCTTGGCGGCACCGATTGCGCGGAAGCTGATCGGCTCGGCGGCGCGTAGTGTGGAGGCTAAACCTCTCGGCTTTGCGCTCGGACCGAAGGCGAAGGTGGCGGGTCAACTCGCCGCGGCTCCGGCGGCGGAAGGTGCGACGGAGTATGTGCAGACGGGCTTGGAGCAAAGTGCCGTGGCTTCGGCGGACCCGAACAGATCTTTTGAGGAAGTGGTGCTCACCCCTGAAGCGGCTCGTGAGCGGCAGATTGCGGCCGCAGCGGGAGCCGTGGCCGGCGGCGGCTTCGGAGCCGTGAGCCAGGCAGCGAGTTTCTTGATCCCCGAAACACGAAACGCGGTTCAGCGTAAGTTGGCTCAACGGCAAGCGGAGCAGGGGGCGACGGAGGAAGATCAATCTGCCGCTGGGATGCTGACGGGTGACTGGTCGCAGCCGGTGCAGGTGGATGATGTGACGATGCAGCGGAATTCCTCCGGTGTATGGGTCGCGGTGAATCCAGGGGAGAATCTTTTCCAAGGTGTCCCTCGGGTGCAGACGGAGGACGGCACGTCGCTGTTGGTGGTGAGCCCCGAGGCTGACGAGCAAGGGCGGGCAGCTTTCTTGGTGGCTCGGGCGGAGAAGGCGTTGAGTGATCTCGATGAGGGCGAGGTTGCTACAGAATTTCAATCACAAGAGGAGCCCGCGGCGGAGGCTGACGATGAACTCGGTGAACCTGTTGAACTTGATGAGGAGACCGAAGCTACGAGGTTGCGTCAGAGCCCGATGGGCGCGACGGCGTTGCGCGAACAGTTGGCAGAGGAAGAGGAGGTTTCGGCGGCTTTGGCCGATCCGGTTGTCTCTAGTGTAGAACCTCCCGCGCCACAGCCGCTCAAGTCAGCAGCGGAATCAGCGCAAACAATCGCCGCAGAGTTGGAGCGTGAGGAGGAATTTCGTCGTAGTGATGAGGGAGCCCAAGCCTTGCGCGAGCAGTTGGCGGAGGAAGAGGAGGTGTCGGCGGCTTTGGCTGACCCGGCGACGAGTGAGGAAAGAGGCGAAGCTACCGTCTTAAAACCAGCTTCAGAATCCGCAGCGGCCATCCAAGCTGCCGAGAATGCCGAGCGCACGACCGCTAACAATCCTGTCGAAGCATCCTATCTCCGTCGCCGTTTGGCTTACGAAGAGTCACAGAGCGAAAGGCAGAAAGGTAATGACGAAGCTCTGGCCCGTCCTCTAACTCAGTCAGCGGCGTTTGTTGATGGATTGCAGACGGGCCAGCGGGTTGGGCTGTTGCTTGGCGGTATGCCTGAGGCTCTGGCTGGGACGACGGGTGTCTTTGTCGGACGCCGCAAGAACGGAAATGCAGTTTTCGAGGCGAGTGATTTGTCCCCAGTGAGCGGAGACCCGATCGGGCAAAAGACTCGCGTCGAGTTAAAGCCTTCGCAGTTTAACCGCGTGATCTTGGCTCCACCCCCGCAGCCGACACGCACTCCGCTGGAGCAAGCCTTCGACGACGCGCTCGGACCGAACCCGACCAAGCAGCAAGCCGAACGTGTTCTTGGACCGCCCTACACGGGAACCCGCGGGGCGCAGGAGTCGACTTTCCAAGATGGTCTAGGCTCGGAGCCGTTTCCGGTGTTGATTAGCTGGTTCAATAAGAAGGGTGAGAAGGGGACAATCATCCCCTCGATCAAAGGTAAGTTCACCAATTCTGCGCTGACCACGGTGCGTCAGATGAACCAAGGTCTTGAGATTGTGGTGCCGGATGACCAACTTGGGAAAATAAGCAAAGACATCCAAGTTGAGGCAGTGAGCGACAAGAAAGGTGGCCGAAAGAACATCGTGACGGGCGTCAACCTATGGGGCCGCACCTATCGCCGCAGCCTTCGCTCGCCAAAAGATTTCAGCGTCGATATCCCGCTGACCAAACGCGGTGCCGGAGCTCGCAAACAAGGGCTGCTGCTTTTCGACAACATCTACAAGAACTCGCCGGAGCGTATCGCCCGCAGCGAAGCCGCAGTCCGCGGAGCCAAGGAACGCCAGACTCCTCCGGAGCAAATGCTCCGCGAGTGGGAACTGGTGCAGGCTGGGCTTAATCCGGTCGAATACGCTTTCTACGAGGACGCTCTCGGCCGGGCGACTGATTACATCAATCGATCGAACCTTCCAGAAAACGTAAAGGACGAAGCGCGGTTTGAGGCGCAGAACAATGTGGTCAAAGCCTTTGCCAACCGGAAGAAGCGGCGCGGCAAACAACCCGCGGAAGGCACAGCCGCATTGGCCAAGACTTACTTGGAAGAGTTGGCCAAGCTGCGTGATGGCCGCTTGGAGAAAACACGCGAACGCTCGACACGGCTGATCGGCAACGTCGAGCGCAACCGTGGGCGCATGTCGGATCTTGAAATCGAGCGCGGCTCCATCGATCCGCAGCGTGCGGCCGAAATTGAAGAGCGCGTCATCGATGAGGCGATGAAGGGCAACGAGGTCGATCTCGATCGCGCCGTCGAAGCGACTCTCAAGCGTCTGGCCACTGAACAGCCGAACCGCAAAGCCCGAGAAGTTTTCGATACACGCAAGGCTCTTCGTTCGATCGCCGAAAGCTACAAGAACATCGGCAAGTTCAACCCGATCTACACGGCGATGAATGCGGTGCGGACGGCCGACCGTTCGATCCGCCGCCGCGAAATGAACGAGCAGACCGAGCTCATCACCGACCGCGAGGCTCGGGAGTTGGCGGGTCGTCAGCGGGCTGAAGAGCCGGAGACGATCCAGCAAAACGTGCAGGGTGAGATCGACCGCGCTCTCCAAGCTGAGACAGTCCAAGCCGTCGACCGCGCCGTGCTTCCGGAACAAGCCGAGCCTGAAACAACCGACGAGGCACCGGAGATCAGTCCGGATGATCCGATGCTCGATCAAGTCTCAGACGCGAGAGAACGCTTTTTCAATTTGACCGAAGAAGATCAAGTTCTTGTATTGAGTAATCGACGGCTGAATTTAGATGAACGCGGACGGCCTATTCGCGGTCAAAAGAGTAACCTAACCCAAGCGCAAAAGCGTCGGGCCAAACAGATCGAACAATACCTTCAAAGGAAACAGACCTATGCAAACCTCTACCCAGAAAGCCCCGTCGCGCCCCAACAGCCAAGACGAGGAGATCAGTCCGCCGCTCAAATCCCTGTTAGCCGGTTTAGCTCTGGAGAAGTTCTCGCCGGAGTTGCTGAATCGGGTGCCCGAGGCAGACCGCGAACGGATACGCAAGGGCGACCCGAAAGTGTGGGCCGACCTGATCGCGCAGGAACCGGAACTGTTCAGGGAGCCGATAATGTCCGAGATGGAGGACCTGGCGTTCGAGCATCTCTTGCGCCGCAAACCGTCCGCAGACTCAGCCGATCAGCCAAGTCCCGCTTCGTCCAGTCCTTCGGTCGCCTGACCGATGCCGAGGCTTCGGCGTTGACCGAGGCCGAAATCGATCGCGCCTACGAGGCGATCGTCACCCGCAAAAACGCCGCCACGGTGCGGGCCAACCGTATCGTCTCCGGCGAAACTCCGCGCTCGCTGGCCGATCTCGGCACGATGTCCGGCTCGGAGCTCTTGGCCGGAGCCGTCGATGCGATGCGGACTTACGAAGCCGACCGCGCTCGGGTGCAAATCGTCCGCGACAATGTCGGCGCTCTCCTCCGTGCCCGTGCCTTTGCCGATGTCTCGACCTTCCTTGGTTCGGTAGCCGGAAGCAATGCACCGCAGGACGTGAAGCTGCGTGCCCGTGAGTTCTCCAAGCTCCTCGGACGCGGCGTCGATCTCAACGCGGTCGGCGTGCAAATCGGACGCTTCGGTGACAACACATCTTGGGCCGGACTCTTTACCCGCGACAACAGCAACACTTACAACATCGCCCTCAACTTGGATGCACAGCACGACCGCGAAAGCGCGATCAACACGATGCTCCATGAGCTGTCGCACGTCGTTACTTCCAAGAAGATCCGCGGTGAGGTGCGGCTCAACAATGTCGAGCAAAACGCGATCAACCGCCTCGAAGCCTTGCGCCGTGAAGCACTGGTCGCCGCAGCACGCGATGTCGGTCTGGATGTTCCGACCGACCTGACCGATGCCGACTACGAGCGTCTGGCCAATGACCTCGATCAGCGTGCCTTGCCGCAGAACGATCCGGACGGCACCAACCGGGTCTATGCCAGCTTGGGCAGTCTCGAAGAATTCACGGTCGAAGTTTCCAGCAGCCCCGAACTGGCCGGACTGATGGCGCGGCTTGGTTTCGGTCAGGCGAGGGGACGGGTCACTTTGCTCAACGCCATCCGCGATGCGTGGAATGCCTTGGTCGAATTGGTCTCCGGCGTCAAAGCCGATCCGAACTCACCTCTGGCCCGTGCCTTCAAGGACTCGTGGATCCTCAACTACTCCAACGCGGGCGGTGAGGTGAATCTCGGCGACTACACCATGCCGGAGATCCGCCGCTCGGCGATCAACCGCGAACTGGCCCGCCGCCAAGGGATCGAGGACGAGATCACCCGCGAAGTCGAAGCCCGCAACTTGGCCGGCACGACGGCAGAACGTGAAGCGATCTTGGCCGAGTTGTTTGATCCGAGCGTGACGGCCAGCGCAGCCAGGGTGCAGCGTGCAGCCAATCGCCTGTCCCAAGCCGACTTCGTCCAGTGGGCGCGGAAGAATGGATACAACTTCACCGATCCCGTTGCGGTCTACAATAATAACCGCACAACGGATCAAGCTACAGGCGACACGGTTCAGGGTGCAGAGAGCCGTGCCGTAGCTCAACCGAGTGGCCGAGATCCTGAGAGAAGCATAGGGAAGCAACTCGCAGAGCTACGAGCAGCTAATCGGAGAAAAGCTGGCCTCGGGCTTCTCCAACTAGCTGAAGCCCGTGGAGAAAATCTTTTTCAACTTCCGAGGAACCTTTCAAATAGTGAAGACCTATTGACTGTTTTAGATTCGACGGGTGCTCAATTTGCCTTGGTAAATATGAGACCTCCGGAGCAGGTGGAGTCTGGAGAATTACGTGAGATCATCCTCGGCTCACGCAATTCTGTGATTGTAGGACGACAAGCACTCTACCAAAAGAATGATGGTGGAGTTGCTTCTGGAACTGTTGTCCGCAAGACAAACCGTTCGATCTTCATCCAAGACGGCGACAATGTAGTCAACGTCCCCGCAAAAAACGTGGTTGGGTTGAACGGAACCATAATGATTAAAGAGGAGCCTGATCCTTATGGCGCTGTGTGGCCGGGGAAAGTATGGGCTGTCGATTCCTCTGACGGTAACCGTGACCCGATCATTGACTCCACGCGCATGTATCAAGGGTTGTATCAGTGGGCTGCAAATACTGGTCAGAAGATAGTCCCAGACAGTGCGGGGACTTCTCCGACCGGAAGCTATCGCCGCAACGCGCAGCAGATCTCAAGTGCGCTGCGGTTGAAGTCAGCCGAACATTTCATCCCTACAGACGAACAGTTGGACTTAATGTTCCCCGAAGTAAATTCGGACTCCGAAAAAGTAACAAAGTGGTTGAAATCGGATTTGGAAGAGAAAGTCGGGGCTCTGGCACTGGCGGAGGTCGGCTTTGTTGAACAACTTCTACCAGATATTGTCACACTTAAATATGACCCAAATACCAATAGCTTCTTGGGAGAAGGCGAATCCATTAGTAGAGACGAAGCAAGAAAACGACTTGATAGTCTCCTTGCGGACCCAGAAGCCCAAGACCCAACTGAACCTATCCGAATCGGAGAGGCAACTCTTGTGCGGTATCTTGCGTCGAGATCCGCGCTTCAAGGCAGCTTCGGAGCAGACGCTCCGGTCTTGCGCTCTGAATCTGCTTCTTTAGACAAGATCGCCTACAGCCGTGCGCGTGGGTGGGTGACGCCGCAGCAAGACGCCGACTACCTCGCAGCCGTCGAGCGCGGCGACATGGAGACGGCGCAGAGGATGGTGGATGAGGCGGCGAGGGCTGCGGGATACGCGACACCAGCAGTCCACGGGAGTTCTTCGGACAAGGAGTTCACAGTATTCGACACCGACACAAGCCCATACGGACGAGTTCAAGGAAGCTATTTCACGCAGAACGCTCGCGGCACTTGGTCTGAGTGGCTGAAAAATCGACGCCCGATGCGTGTATTTCTTCGCTTCAACAACCCTGCTACCCGCGAAACATTGGACGAAATGGGTTACCGCCTCACAGGGGTAGCTGCGAAACAGTGGTTGTCAGACCGCGGTTACGACGGAGTCGTTGATGATTCTATGGACGAGGTTGTGGCCTTTTACCCCAACCAAATCAAATCCGCCGACCCCGTAACCTACGACGATAGGGGCAATGTCATCCCGTTGAGTCAGAGGTTCAACGAAACCAGCCCCGACATCCGCTTCAGCCGTGCGCGTGGGAGGGTCTGGCGTCCGATTACGAAGACGACGCCGACGGGTGGCAAGATCACTCAGGGCGGCATGTTCTCGGTCGATGAGCTTCTCGATGTGCGAGCAGGAGATGCGTATCGCAAGAGCCGTATGGCGATCAAGGTCGATGTTTCGGTAATCCAAGAGCTTTCCCGGCAGTTGGAGCGGCAGATGAAAAGTCTCTACAAAGGGCAGACGCCGCCGCTGGAGACGCTCAACACGGCGCTGGGTAACCTTGAGAACCCGTTGACGACGCAGCAACTCGATGAGATCGAGGCGCTCGTAGCGGCGGGGCGTCCGAAACAAGCGGGGGAGAAGAAGGATCAATTCTTGCGCGAGAATCGCAAGCGGTTCAAGGAGGTCACACAACCTGCCGCCTTGGCGCAGTTGCCGGAGGAGATTGCCACGACGATCCGCGAGATGTCGGCGCATATCGAATCTCTTTCCCGCCGGTTGCCGAACGAAGGTCTGGTGAACGGGGACTTGGCGATCTCGGTGGATGAGGCGCTCGGCACCTACCTGAACCGTAGCTATGCGATCTTCGATGATCCGCAGTGGGCTGACCGCGTTCGCAAGAACGCGAAGGTGATGGACGCGGCGCGGAAGTTTATCCGCAACGGGATGGTAAAGGATAAGGCGAATGAGTTGATCGTGGCGGCGCAGACGGAAGGTCGCACCGTCTCTACTCAGGAGGCGTTGGCGCGGGCCAATGACTCGGTGACGGAGGATCAAGTGGAAGGGATGTTGGAGAGTTATCTGGCGATCGGTGATGAAGCGCCTTCGGTGGAGTTGCTCTCGGGTCGCATTCCAGGGCAAAAGAATCTCTCGATTTTCTACAAACGCGGCAATATCGCGCCGGAGATCCAGGATCTCTGGGGGCGTTATGAAGACCCGGCGGTGAACTACGCGAAGACGGTGATGAAGCTGTCAAGTCTGGTGGCCAATGACAGATTTTTGAAGGAACTCCGTGATATGGGGCTGCAAGAGGGGTGGCTGTGGAGTCGGGAGAATAACCCTGATGATCTGCGGCATCCTCCGGGATATATCCGTATTTCAACGGATAATAACCCCACACTCGCGCCGATTGCGGGTATGTATGCTCATCCGATGCTGGCTGAAGGTCTCTTCAAGATGTTCCCAGTCGGATCGACGGAGGAGCATTATTGGTGGTTGCGCTCGGCGATGAAGTTGACGGGGGTGTCGATGGCGATGAAGACGGTCGGCTCGGTGGCTTCGCAAGTGCGTAACTATCTGGGTAACTACCTGAATCTGATCGCGGGTGGCAACCTCGGCCTTGGCGACATCGCCAGTGGGGACTTCGCCAAACGCTTCCGCAACTCGACCGACTTGGTGCTGGCCAATACCTTCAACAAATACCGCAACGCGACCCGCGCCGAGTGGCGGGCGAAGATCGACGATTATATCCGCCGCGGTGTCGTCGGTGAGTCGATCACGACGGGGCTTCTTGAAGATCTGCTCACGGCCAGCCGCCGTGCGGGTAGCCCCGATTGGGGTGATTATGTGTGGGGTAAAGTTTCCGAGCCCGTAAAGAGGGTGGCGGACTTTGCCACGCGCACTTACTCAGCGGGTGACGACTGGTTCAAGGTGATGATCTACGAGGCGGAGCAGGACAAATACCGCAAGGCGTATCCGGATTGGTCGGACGATCAGGTGAAGCAGAAAGCTGCCGAGATCGCCCGTGACATTCACTGGACTTACTCGCTGGCTCCGGCGGTGGTCGATGATTTGAAGAAGTTTCCGTTTGTCGCGCCGTTTGTGACGTTCACAACGGAGGTCATCCGCACGACCTACAATCTGCAAAAACTCGCCCGCCAAGAAATCATGGAAGGTCGGGCGACGGGGAACAAGGAGTTGGAGAATATCGGATGGAAACGGGTGCGCGGTATGACCACGGCGGCATTTTTACCGGCGGCTGTGGGATCAGCTTCGATGGCTATTGCCGGTATTTCCGGGGAAGATGAGGAAGATCTCCGTCGCTTCCTGCCCGACTGGCAGAAGAATAGCCAGCTTCTTGTTTTCCGCAAAGCCGACGGGCAAGTGAGCTTCGTGGATGTGAGCTTCCTCGATCCTTACGAGTATTTCAAAAAGCCGTTGGTGGCGTTTGCCCGGTCGCTCCGTAATGCGGAAGGCGCGGACGAGATCCTCCTTGGCGGCACGATGGCAATGGTGCGCCAAGCGGTTGACCCGTTCACCAGTGAGCAAATCTTCTCGGGCGCAATCCTCGATGTGATGCGTAACCGCGATGCGGCCGGCCGTCAGGTTTACAATCCGCAAGACACCGGAGCCAACATCGGCACGGCAGTCGCCCGCAAGATCTTCATCGAGCCTTTCACTCCTGGAACTTTCACCAGCCTCGACCGCATCGGTAAAGCCGCCTTCGGTATCCAGAGCGAGACCGGCCGTGCCTACGGGCTTTTCAACGAATTGGCCAGCGTCATGGCCGGCCAGAGGGTCTCGGAGATGGATGCTCAACAAGCCTTGCAATTCAAAGGCTCGGGATTCATGCGGGAGATCCGGGATGCCTCGGCGCTGTTCAACAAAGAGTTCGTCTCCCGCGGCACGCGCTCGGCTTCGGATGTCGTGAGCGGATACGAACGCTCAAACGCAGCGCGTCGTGCTTTGATCGAGGGCATCCGCAACGATTATCTCGCGGCGATTCGCCTCGGTGTGCCAGTGGCGCGTGCCAAAGCTATCTTGCGGGATGCAGGTCTCGGTCGCGACACGTTGCGAATGGTGACAACGGGGATATACAAACCCTTCGAGGCCAGCGAGCAGAGCCTCGACTTGGTGCGCTCCCGCGGGAATGCCGACCGGATCAGTGCTTACAACCAAGCCAAGCGAAACGCGCCGCCGCGTGAAGTCCTGCCGTAACAACTATGATAGTAAAAGACCCCAGCTTGGCTCCTCCCGGAGGGTGGCGATATGTCCAGCCGGAGACGGGCTTCGAGTTCTCGGCGTCGACGTTGCGAGCCGTAGTGCAGCAAGTGACTGAACACCGGAAGGCTAATGACTTAACGATGGGTGATCCCTCGGCGGATATTCAAGACTTCGTCTGTGCCCAGCTTCCCATCGGCAGTGACAACTGCACCCAAGTCCTTGAGGGTGATTACGCGCTTAAGACGCACTTCACGATGGAAGATGTGAAGCGGTTTATCCAAGCGGCTATTTCCGCGCTCGGCTCCCGTGGCTTGGCGGACCAGACCGAAGCCGAACGGCGTGCCGCGATCTGTGCCGCCTGTCCCCTGAACACGACCGTCGGTGGATGTTGGCGGTGTAAGGGGTTAGCCGATTGGCTCT